TCAGCATGTACCATTGTCAAAAATAGCATTAAGCTGATATTTTTCTTTTTGCACGGCATCTTTGTTCTGTTGAGTTCCCTTCTCCTCAACAGACATATCCCATACGTTTTCATTATCTGACTCAATTAATGTGTAGAACGTATTATTATTACGCATCATATAACCGCGAAAATTATTTTCGATGCCCGTTGTCACAGGCTTAGCAGCCCCTGAGAATAACGAAAGGCATACCATGCAGAACGAATGCTTTCCGGACTGACGTCCTCATAGACATCTATACCATGCAAAACAAGTACGCGAGAAAGAAAATGAGAAGATTGTTATGAAAGAAAAGTTTGTAACTACTTGATTGAGATGGTGATAATAGGAGCAAAACGATCATACAATACACTGTATTGTATACAAAAAATCAAAATAGTTCAAAATAATGCCCCCACAAATGCCCCCAAAGAGTTTTTATGTATATATAAGAATTCCATAATGGATTATGAACTTCCCTAACTTTGATTCCCCCCTAAAATCAGACTATTTACAACATATTTAAGGTTACACCAGCCACTGCCTCATGACTGGTGTTTTGGATTAAATTTCTATGACATTTTCTATTTCGGTGTCAATCCTTAATAATTGACTAATCTCATTATGAACTTCCAAATTATTTTCTTTGGTTTCAATAGATATAATCAAACTAAATCTTGCAATACTAGATTGCCTATTTTCTTTTTTTAGTTCCTTCAACCATCCGCTCACAGGATAAATAGCTATGAACTTTTTGTCAGCCAACTCTAATGCTGTTCCGCTCCAAGTATCGCTATGAATAGAACCTCTATTCCTTAAGGTCGGTCCTAATAACCATTGGCTAGAGTCGCTTTCTCCAGCATCAAACTCTTGGTTATCTTCTTTAAATTTTTTATTTATTCTGGAAACAAACTCTCCAGATTCCTCACCAGGGCTATTAAAATCAAATCTTAAACCGAAAGATCCATATTTATATTTGTTATCCCAGCCTCTCTCACCTGGATTAGGCTCTACAAAATAAGATAACGTTACTCTTAACTTTACATCTTCTCCACCAATTTTTTCTAATTCAGAAGAAGGCCAAGGCAATGAGTAAAGAATCATTTTATTTAACTTGCCATCAACTGTGTAGGGCTGAATTGAATCTTCAACTATTAAATTAACAGACTGATCGCCGCTTGAAATCGCTTTAGCCAAATTTGGGAAGCCATACCCTGATATTCTTAAAAGAGATTCCACATTCTGCTTTGTACGCAAAGGTGTATGTCTTTCAAGAATTTTACTTGGCCATGAAGCACTATGAACAACTAAGGCCCGGATTGTTTCAGGCCAATAATTTGGATATTGACTCCATAGTTTAGAAATGAAAAATGCGGCCATACCTGTGGCGGCGCTTGTTTCAGAGAAACTGCTAAAATACTCACCATTAGCGAATTCATGCGAAAGTGTTAATAAGCTAAGTTCTTCTAAATTTGCCGTAAAATTGAGATGTGGATCATAACCAAAATTCCCTCCTTCAAAAACGACATCAGGTTTATATGGTGAGTTATTTTTCCATATTCTTGATGTTGTAGAGGATGGTCCTAAATCAGTTAACTCAGCAATAACATTATAACCACTTGTTACAATATTAGCTTCACTTGCCCAATATCCAACTGTTAGAGCATTATATGAATTAGCGGGATCTTCAATTGAATAAGTTATATTTGCATCCGGATAATCAGAAATTAGATTAGGTGGAAGATTGCCTGCAGATAATATAAATAATCTTTTCTCTGGATCATCAGGACTACCTGCAGCAAGTCTGTCAATTGCTGCGGACCAACTAGTAGGCATCCCTCTTAAAGTATTTGGAGAGGACACAGCCATCGTAAATATCCGACGTTCTGAGGGTTGTTTGGCTTCTATATTGTAGATAGCATCAGTGGTAATAGCGCCATAAAGTTGAGGCTCATTTACGCCAGTATCAGGTAAAATTTTAGCTGACTCAATAACTCCACTTATCGGCAATTCTTTAGACTGTATTGCGAATTTAAGATCACCAAATAATGCTAATCCAGCAATACCGGTTCCATGACCTTTTAAATCGCTATTCGCCCACTGAGGTTCGGCTACAACTAGTGCATTTTGATTTACAAATGTATTAAGCAGTGGGTGCTGAGAGTTGATACCTGTATCAAGTATGCAAATAGGAATTAATGTATTTAGTTTTCGATAAGTCATACCATTAACCCACTGAAAAGCTTCAGCTGGTTTCAAATCAAGAAAATCTACACTCACAGCTTTCGAGGGCCGAACTTCCGAAATAATCTCCGTCATCTGTTGAAGCAGCATTAACTGATGCATAGAAGCACAGACTATTTTTACAACTCTATCTTTAAAACTAAGCGTGCCTTGTTTAACTGTTATCCCCAACTGACCACATAGTTGTTCAAATTTATTCAGAAGTATTTCTAGTTCTATATCACTTGAGTCCAACCATAACTCAAGATCGTGTATCTTATAGATATCATCAGGGAACTTATCCTGACTAAACCATAAAGCCCGAAAATTGCCATATTCTATATTAGATATGGATTCTATAAATGGTTGATTCTTCGGGTTACCTTTTTTTGTATTCTCAGTAGCATATTCTTGCAGAATCTTTTCAAGTTTAGAAAAACCGTCTACGGGCACTGAAACGTTTGCCATTGTCATACCATCTATAGTATTAACAGACATTATTTTCATCCCATTTGCATCTAAACTTTTTAAAACCATTCGTTCTTTAATTTCTGGATTTTCTTGAAAAGTTATTACTACCTTTTGAGGTTCATTTCCTTTTCCTAATAACATCTCAACTGTTTTTTTTCTTTCATTGTATATATTTATAGCAGATTCTAAACTATGCCTCACTTTTGCAAAATGGGCATTTCTGTTAACAGGACTTTTACCCTTTTTCGGGCCCCCAGTAACTGGTTTATAGTCAATAAGTTGCTGTGGTAAGTCGATTTTAATGTGAGCCTTCATAATTCAGTCCCTATGTAATTATTTATATGCTTTTCTCTCTTCTAAAACCTTTTGAAGGTCTGTTTGATCAATTTTCTTTAAGTTATTGATAATGGCAAATTTTATCGCATCATCACAACTTTTTGAAACCTCTGAGTAACTTAGCCCCTCAGCGCTACTCAACAAACTTCCCCACTCTTTTACGTTTAATTCAAAAGAATGATATTTTGACTTAATTAATTCAATTAAGTTATCTTTTTCAGGCAAAGAATATTCGATCACATCATCAAACCTACGATATAAAGCACTATCTAGGATTTCTTTATGATTCGTCGCACTAATAATCAAACTATCAGAATGATGCTCATCTAATAATTGCAAAAAAGTATTTAAAACACGCCGAATCTCACCTACATCATTATGCATGCTTCTTTTTGAACCTATTGTATCGAACTCGTCGAACAAATAGACCCCTCTATTCATATTGATATATTCAAAAATACTTCGTAGTTTAGACGATGTTTCTCCCATAAACTTCGTTATAAGAGAATCCATTCTTACAGTAAAAAGAGGAAAATGTAGTTCATGAGCAATAACGCTTGCCGTTAAAGTTTTACCAGTACCTGGTGGACCATATAGTAGTAAATGTCTTCTCGGGACAAGACCATACTGCCTAATTTTAGATGCATTTTTATTCTCTTCTAAAAAACGCAATATCTTATTCCTGACGTCATTTGAAAGAATGACATCTGAAATTTTATTAGTCGGATGAGAAACAGTAAAAAGATCATTAGAGGAATGATTTATTACAGCAGTGCTCGACGAAAGTACTCGAGGATAATTGTTCCCTTCGTTAGCTTGTAACTTAGCCTTTTCTACAAGTAATCTCAACTCATCGGCGAATTTTCCATGACCTATCTTTGCTTCATGAGCTGCAATCTGTAGTACTACAGTCAAAAACTTGCGATCATCGCGTGCGATAAAATTTTTTACTAACGCTTTTAGTTGGTTTGCACTAGCCATGATTTAGTCCTGGTTTAAAGGCATTTAAAATTGTTTGAAAAGCCCCTCATGATCATATCATTACAGACTTACTTCAATCCAGAAAGCAGCATCAAACAATTAAACAAAATTAGTCAGCGTGCGCAGCCCCCCACGCCTGCCCGCTTCACTTAACAGAATAGTTTTCATGCACTGCGTAAATCATCTCAGCAGCCACCACACAAGGGCTTTCGCGTCGAAAATGGTGCACGAGACTCATGCGTTTTCATACGCCATAGACATGCACTCATGCATTCTCAAGCCAGCCAGGAAAAAGGCGTAAAAAATCCCGGTACTGGACCGGGAGTATGTAAGGGCTAATCAGACGGGGATTTGCTGACGGCTGGAAAGCTTGGATGCAGAGCCATAGCGATTCAGCGTCTGCCCTTTTTTGTCTGTAGTCTCCTGCACTGTCTGCGTTTTCTCTTCTTTCTGCGGACGTGTGATAATGGTATGTACTGATTCAAGCGCCGTAAAAGTGCTTGAACATTCCAGATTCTGGCACTGGTAGTACGTTTTCTTTACGGAGGGGGCTTCGTACACACTGGCTCGACAATGTGCAATGGCTGAACAGAAAGGGCATTTCAACGCCATCAGATACCCTCCGCGGCTCGGTTACGTTTTTGCAGTTCCTCACGTTCCTGCCGGATCTTCATTTTATGAAGGGCCGCCGGAGAGGGAAGTTTGCGGAAATCAGCAAGGGCAGCATAATCCGGCGCAACACCTGCCTGTTTAAACACAGGGTCCTGTTCCGGCATCGCAGCGTTAGTAAGAGCCGGTTTGGTGATATGTTTGTGAATAAAGTCTTTCAGTACTGTGTCCGGGTCATTAACTGAATTCACCACACCCACAACGGCACTGGCTTCCCGCCCCATTGTGGTTTTGAGCAGGCTCAGTGTCTGGATTAACGCCTTACCATGCGACTGCATGAAGTCTTCCCAGATTTGCTTTGCGCGAATTTCCACAAGGGTATTATGTGCGCTGATATACTGCCCGGCTAATTTCCCGGCTTCCTGCGGTAATAAGGCATTTTCGCTTTCCTGAGCTGCCAGCAGTTCATCAAAATCCTCAAGCGTTTCTCGTCCCAGCGCAATTTCCGTGCGCAGTTTTTTCATTTCCTTTGAGACTACGCCCTGGCTTTCACGAAACAACGTGCGCCACTCCTCATTCAGGGCGTTCGTCGTGGCTTCCATTTCAGCGCGGCGCTGGCGGATAGTTGCAATATTATCCGCAGCCGCTTTCTGCCGACGACGTGTTTCAAGCCATGCACTTCTGGCTGTGTTCAGGGTTTCCAGTGCCCGCTGAGTTACAGCCGGAAAAGTGGAAAGGTTGTTATTCTCTGCTGGGTTGTTCATGACTTCTCCTGTCGGGTTGGTTCGTTACGTCAATTGTGTCGTGGCTGACACAAGCGCACTACCGGTGCTCAGTGTGTGGTGGCTGGCACAACGGGCGTTTGCGGTTATTCAGACGTGGCTATGAAAGCCAGCCAGAAAAAATGCCTCTGTTTCAGTCTGCTTTATGCCCCTGATGCGGTGGAACAGGTGAAACATGTGTTACAGCATTGTTTTATTAAGTATTTATATGCACAGCACAGGTGGAACATCGCGGGTAACAAGGTGGAACAGCGGATCGGCTGGCGTTCCACCTGTTCCACCTCACTATTTCAAAAGGTGGAACAGGCTCAGCCCTTGTAAAATACGGTTGTTCCACCTGTTTCACCTGTTACCCTTAATAAATAAGACTCACGCAAAGCCTTAACCCGGCACCTCGCTGTTGAAGACATAGAGCCTGCGGGGATTCATCTCTGGCGGGCGAATGGTTGTCTGGAGCTTGCCATCGGTTGAGGGCAGCAGGTATCCACGATCCGCACACAAACGCGCCACCTTGCGCGGGTCAAATCCACGGCAGATTTCTTTCCAGCCGGACGGCATGACGTAGAACGTGGTGACGGCTTCCGTTCCCTGCGCGGTACTGCCTTTCTCCACCCTGCGCCAGCCCACCATATTGCCGGGGCGGTTGCGCTCGTCGTGCCAGTCTGCAAAGCGGCTGTACTGATTCGCGGTAAAGAAACTGCGTACCTGCTCCAGCGCGGCAATATCTTCCTGATTGGCGGTATGCCCGCGATCTTTCAGCCATGCGTTCAGACAGACGCGGGTTGCCCGCAGGGCTTCCCCCTCAGGCCAGCCGGTGATACCCAGACGGGTTGCCAGCTCGCCCGCCATCGCCACCAGTGCAAATCGGTTGACGGCCCGGCCCACCTGATTACCCGCATCTTTCGGGGTCAGCGCGGCGGTATATTCCTTCATCAGTGACTTTGCCTGTGCCGTCAGCCCGTTAAGGTCAGCGGTCAGGGCTTTCAGCCACTCCCGGAACGGCGAACCGTAGTAGCTGGACGTGGCCCACTCCAGATGCTCCGCCAGTGCCTTGCCGCTGTCGAAGCCGTGCAGCTCCTCAAATACGCCAAATTTCCCGGAATCGCTGGGGATCTGGATCATCCTGACTTCCATCCCGGCAAAGGTACGCTCACCGGCTTTTGCCGCATGTTCGGTCAGTGACAGCTCGCCGGTTGAAAAGAACAGCAGCCGCCATTGCTTACGGGTGCGCAGCTCACCGTCCGTACCGGCACGGCCCTTGCCCTGACCGTTTGCCAGCATGTAGGCGATATTGCCTGCCTCGCGTCCGTCCACCTCCCGGATCTCATCGAGCATCATGGCGGCATCGTTGCGGCGGCTGGCGCATCCCTCCAGCGCGTTGCCGGTTGCCCGCCACGTCTGCCAGTAATCAGGCCCACCGCAGACGGAGGTTGCCGCTTTCATGGTGGTGGTCTTACCGTCCGTCGATTCCCCCTTGAGGTGGTAGCCGCCGCCGTCCATACCAACCAGCCGTAAAAGTGGTGCAGCAAACGCCAGACTGACGGCAAACGCCACGCGGGAGTTGCCGGTGCAGTAGCGGGATACGTGCTCCCGCCACTCCTCCGTTGTGCCCGACACACGGAAATCGCGCCCCTGCACGGAAGTGGTCTGGAGAATGACCCCCTCTGCACCTTCACCGCTGACCTCATCCTGCAGGACGTAAACCTGACCATGCCAGCCAGTGCGGCTGACGCAGGTCACGCGGCGTTCCGGTTTACACAACGAGATATATTCCATCAGGCGGGCGCGGGCCTCGCCGGTGGTGCTGATATAGGACAGTCCGTTGACCAGCAGAACCCGGCGCAGCTCCTCACCGCTGCCGCTCAGCATTTCCATCGGCATCGCCCAGCGGCGACGCTCTCCCCACGTATCTTCCCACTCCAGCAGCCGCCCGAAGTTACCGCCATCGGCATCGCAGGTGATTGCCGTCACACGCAGCGGGTTGCATATTTTGACGTTCTGGATCTCCGTTTCACCGTTGCGCTGTACCTGTTTTTCATACCAGAGATATTCCTGGGTAAGACGGAATCCGTGTGGCAGCTGCGTGCGGCCCTCCCCACACAGCACCAGACCATTACGAAAGGCTTCACGGGCGCGGGTAATACCGTGCTCCCGATGGAAATCATTCCAGTCAGCCTTAATCTCTCCCGGTGGCAACGTCATCCAGCCGCCGACGGCTTTTGCCGCCCGTTCAGCAAAGGATCTGCCGGGATTTTCGCCCCCGTCCTGAAAATCGTTATCACCGGCGATGATAATTTTTACCTCAGGCCAGCGTGCCCGCAGCGACTGCGCCACGTTGGGCAGGTTGCCTGCAGATATGGCAGCCACTACGCATCCGGCGGTGAGCTGGCTCACCGTCAGTGCCGTGGCGTAACCTTCGGTAATCACCACCTGTACCGGCGGTTCAGACGGTAACGGGCTGAGCGCCACAAACGCGCCTTTCATCGTGCTGCCGGGCAGTATGCTTTTTTCACCCGTCGGGGCGATAAGCTGCGCACCGGTCACGGCTCCGGCGTTGGTGGTGAGCGGTAACAGCAGGGAACCGGCAGGAAAATCCTTACCGCTGATATGCTGCACGCTTCCGGTCAGGGAGGCCGGATATCCGGCAAATCCTTTCCCGTTCAGATAGGGGCTTTCTCCCGTGTGGCTCTCTTTCATCAGCGCCGCCACGGTAAGGCTCATATCGCGTTTAGGGGCTTTTTGCCTGGCGGGCTTAACGGGCAGTTCCTGCACATCCGGCACATTAAGCACCTGCGCCACCTCCTGCGCAGCCTTTCTGACGCCGTAACCGGTCATGAGCTTAACCAGATCCAGACCGTCACCATTGCCGCACTGGCTGCAAATCCACGTTCCGCGCCCGTCAAGATCATCGAGGCGGAAACGATCCTTGCCCCCACATTTCGGACAGGGACCGTGCCTGCCGTTTTCGGGTACATCAATACGCAGCATCTGCAGAATAACGGGCCATTTCCCCCGGGCTGCGGCTGAAATCTGCGTAACCGTCTTTGTTGTCATACTTCCCCCTGATGCAGTGCCACACCCGTGCTGCAGAAATCATCAAAGGCCGCCGGAAGTGTGCGGTACAGCTCCGCCATCACTTCACAGCCGCGCACGGTCAGTACCGGCGGCGCAGTCAGCAGTGACGGCTCCAGCATGTCAGTCAGCAGTGCCAGCGCGGCAGCGGCGCCCTGTGCTTCGCCGTACTCGTTAATCAGTGCGCACTCGATATGCAGGGCAATGGCCATTTCAATACGCTCAACCGTCAGGCTGTGCGGACCATACTGATCGCTGCCAGTTTCGTTCAGCGTTTTCTGCCGCCATGCCGATGCAATAGCCCGACGGTACAGCGCGGTGGTCATTTCTGCCGGGAAAATGGAAACCTGCGGCTGGTTCATTTGGCACCTCCTTCAATCAGTGCGCAGCTGTGCGTAATATCCGTCAAATCTGCCCGCAGGTATTCCATCAGCGCGGCAACACCCGGCGCACAACCTGCATCCAGCGCTCCGACCTGAGACGGGTATTCAGAAAAGAGAAGCTGGAGCATGTCGCAGGCATTTCTTGCGCGGGTCAGCTTTCCAAAACCGTCCTCTGACAACCCATAGGCAAAAGTACCGGTATTGTGTTTTTCAGGCAAAGCGCGGCCCTGAGCACTGTTGTGCCCGTTTGAAATATTCATCGTGGATTACTCCGTTTTCAGCGGTGTTTTGTCAGAGAAAATTTGAATAGTGACTGTCGTCAGGTTCAGCAGAACGCCGTATGCTGCGCTCCCGCCAGCGGGTAAATACCACTGACGGGTGCAGCGCCAGCGGGCCGGAGTCACTACCGCCTGCCGGAGCTGGTGAAGGTTTAAAGAGCGGCGCATCAAACAGGCGCGTATACCGCTGTTCAAACCATGCCAGAGGGCAGGAAGAAATCTGGTTGTCGCTGTCATAACGTATCAGCACTTCACAGCTGAATTCAGGATTAACCAGTGCCACGGAGGGAGGGGCTTCCATTAATCGGATAATCGTGACGGTCCAGCCATGTTCATGCTGCCAGCGTTCGCCGGGTTGCGGATAATTACGCATGTTCACCTCCGCAGGGAATGCGACCGGCAAAGCTCAGCACGTAGTCCGGGGCCAGTCTGCGCCGCGCTGAGCGCTCGTTATCTGCGGTGATCCTTAACATCACAGGACGGGCATTGCGTTGACTGCGGTTGATCGCAGCAAATAACCAGGTACACTTCTGTTTAGCCATCTTCGTTACCTCTTTTAACGGTGGTTAAATGCTCGAGCGGTGTTCCAGCACTCTCGGGCATTGCTTTTATAGGCTTTCTAGCTCTACAATGGTAATTACCATGTAAGCATCATATGTTAGGGTAATTACCATGTCAACACCACAAGAAAAACGCTCTCCTCCATTCCAAATGCGTCTTAACGAAGATTTCAGGTTGCAGCTTGAAAATGAAATGCGCAAAGATGGAGATAACGCATTGGCATCTTGGATCAAGAGAATTTTACGTAAAGAGCTTCAATTACGCGGAATTGAGCCTAAAGGCTAAGCCGTTGGCTATTAATAAAATTAAACTCTACTGAATTGTGGGAATAGACGCTAAGGTATTCCCACTTTTAATGTTTCTTGCCTTTTCTCTCATTCCTTCAAATTTCTGCCCAGATTTTTCTTCGAACCCATCTCTCCACATATAATAATCAGCTGCACGCCAACGCGACATCCGTCCTATTTTTATTGGCTTAGGGAAACGATTTAAAGAAATCAGCCGATAAATCCATTTATCACTTAGTAAGCAATCTGATGTAATAAACTTCATATCGATCAGAGAATCCATTGGAGGTCGTTGCAAAGTAGTATTATCATGCTTGGATAACATTCATCATTCTCCGTTTATCTAAGTCTATTGGCTTCAACACGGAAAATTAAAACACAGGTTATAAATGAGAAAAATGTGACTAATGAGAAAAACCCAAAATCATTAGTCACAACAATTGTTAACTTTCAGTTAAATTTTATGTTTTTCATGCAGCTACGTAATAAATTAACAACAGTATCATAGCTTAAAGGTGGTTCTCCGGTCTTAGGCCAGAACTCACTGGCGTGTTGAAAAAGGTAATCAGCTATCGCTGCTGGGCTCTCTCTTCTTAACCTCATATCACGATGATAGAGCGAAATAATAGCCATGAGTATTTCAGCTCGAGGAACTGCATGCTTATTTTTTTGTGCTTCAGATTGTGATTTATATTTGTTGTTGTTTTTTATCCGCTGTTGCTCGCATGATACTAAGTCAATGAATTTTTGAATCTGTACTTTTGTAATCCACAAAACCTCTAAAAGATAATAATTTTCTTTTTCATCATAATTAACATAAAGCATTGCCTTACAATTTACATTAGGCGTGCCTGCTACTAGAAAATGCAGAGGCCAGGAATCCGGTTGTCCGTCGTGCTTAACTAACAGATCTTTATATTCATAATCAACAGCCCATAAACCGGATATGAAGCATCGAATAAAGCCATTTTTGTCAATTAAATTATTTTCATCAGGAATTCTTATAGAACTTAAATCTGACAACATAATATTGCCATTTCTGTCTCGTGGTAAAGATTTCAGATTAGATAAGAACTCATCCATTTGACCATCGATCTTCAAACCACATGAAACATCATACTCATCATCATGAAACTCCATGCATAACTCTATATCTCGTTCCCTAGCAAACCAGAGTATATCCTTTTCATTACAACCAATTTTTTCTGAAGCTTCATCTAATTGGTAGTAGTCTCTGAGCAAAGAATCAGTATTATTAATTTTTAAAACATTCATTTATGATTACCAACCAGCTCAGATAAATAATTAGCATACCATTGCATCATTTCTCTTCGCCCTTCGAGATATTGGGCATGGTTATAAATTCCACGAATAGAATTTTTGTCCAAATGAGCAAGCTGGGTTTCAATCCAAGCGCTGTTAAATCCTTTCTCATGTAGAATCGTACTCATCGTATGCCTGAAACCATGCCCCGTAACACGCCCTGCATATCCAATACGTTTAAACACCTGATTAATGCTTGCTTCACTCATAGATTTGCTAGGATCGTTACGCCCAGGAAACATCAAAGGATAGTTTCCAGTCAGTTCTTTTAAGGTTTCAAGAAGGGCTAATGCTTGATTTGAAAGCGGCACAAGATGCGCACGACGCATTTTCATGCGTTCTTTTGGTATTTCCCAAAGAGCGTTATCAAAATCAATTTCACACCATTCAGCGGCGCGTAGCTCACCCGTTCTCAGTCCTGTCAGGATAAGTAAATGTGCTCCCAGCACAACAATCGGGCTTCCTGTATAGGCATTCAGGGCGGTAAAGAACTCGGGTAATTCGGTGGCTTTAAGGAAAGGATAATGGACGGCTTCATGGCCCTGCATTGCGCTGGCGAGATCCGGTGCAGGATTGTAAATTGCTCGCCCTGTTACGATGGCATAACGGAAAACTTCTCCACATCGCTGGCGGACTTTCTTCGCTTTTTCCATCGCACCTCTGGCTTCTATCAGTCTCAGCACTTCTAGTAGTTCGAGGGGTTTAATATCCGCAATAGGTCGTTGCCCAATATGGGGAAAGATATCCTTCTCGAAGGCCTCAAGGATGTCGGAAGCGTAGCCCTTTGACCATTTTGGTGACTTCATTTTGTGCCACTCTAACGCGACCTCTTTGAACGGGTTGACTATCTCAGTGGCAGAGGTCAAAGCCAGCTTCTTCGCTTTCTTTACTTCGCCAGGATCGTTACCTGCTGCGAGTAATTTCTTTGCGTCTTCGCGCTTTTGCCTAGCATCAGCAAGGCTGACAGCTGGATAGACGCCAAAAGATAGGCGTTTTTCTTTACCCGCGAAGCGATACTTCATTCGCCAATATCGTGAACCATTGGGTTCTACCTGAAGATACAGGCCGCCGCCATCAGCGAGCTTATAGCTCTTCTCTTTTCCTTTGGCGGCTTCAACCTTACGGGCATTCAGCATCATTGGGGGCACATTTCCTGGACCGAACAGAACATGCCCCTGATTGTGCCCCCAATAGCATGTTGATTTCAAGAGACAAGGGTTGACCTCAAACGACTGAAAACAACGTAATATATATGTTTTTAAAGGGTTTTGTTGATGTGAGTTGACTTGAGAAAACTAAGGGATGGTGCCGATAATAGGAGTCGAACCTACGACCTTCGCATTACGAATTATAAGAACTACCTTTTAAGTCAACAACATACCGCGTCATACCTGCGCTCACACGTCCCATATTCGAAAAAGATAGAAATTGGTCGAAAGGCATATAAAAGCCTTTACGTCCCATTTTTGTCTCACGTCACCGAGAAAACATAAAACTAACTGGGACTCGATCTGTGTACAACCGCACAGCGTATCCTGATACACACCTGGAGATGATGCAATTTTGGACTGACTGGCTTGATGAGAAGGTGGCGTAGTGCCACCTTTAGCTTGACTTAAATCATCTGTCGCACTGTTGATGAAGTACGTTATTACTCCGAACACCGGACGCGAAGTGTCTGATGCTTCGCTCTTGTCAGGCGGCCTACCAAAGCACGTTCTTGCATACGATGGCTGCGCATTATTCAGCTTCCAGCACCATTCGCCTGAAGTTCGGAAATCTGTTTTTGCAACTCCTGAATAGACAATGTCAGCTTAGCTATCATAGCTATCTCATCGAGTGAATATGCTTCCGCTGTATTGTTCTCATCATAGCCATCTTCCAGCCCTTTCCCCTTAACGCACTCCGGCGAGACTTCGACAAGGTCATTAGCAATGAACCCAAGATGGGTATCGCTCTCTGGGATAATGCTGCGTTTCTTATACTTGAATGTTGCCGGGTTCCATTGGAGTACTTCATTCAGCGCATTGGCAGAAGGATCTGCACCAACCATATCTGATAAATACTCAATTTCTTTCTTCAAAAGCCTGTCAGAGGTCGCTGATAGCTGTATTTCTCCCATACGGGTAGAGTCTATATAAAGGGAGATTGGACCTGACTCGTAATCAATAAAGTATCCAGTACGTAACAACGAAAGGTTATTCATACCCGCTCTGCAGAGGACCCCACCATCTGCATGAAGTACCGCTTTACGCGAACCTGATACAGAACTTAAGTTGAGTATCTGGCGATTAGTGCCATCAGCAAAATTATGACGCTCAGCCCATGCAGTTAACCCCTCAGCAGCAACAATGGTAGTAAAGACGATTCTGTTTGAAATATTTTCTGTGGCTGAACGAGTGAGGGAAATTTCGCCGTTAATAATTCCACCGGTTTTACCATTTATGGTTGTCAGACGAGAATCATTCTGCAACACAATATTGTCAGACAGGTATTTCCATGACGGGCCGGTGAAGGTAGTGCCATCTGGCAGCTTCACTGTGATGTTTCCGTCTGTACTGTAAACCTGCTGCCAGTTCTGTTTGTCGTAATTCAGTCCTCGCAATGCCTCAGCGCTTTGAGCCACCAAGGCAGCCGTGACCATGTTCAAAGCAACACGAGGCACGGCAGACCACGCAGCGCCGGATTGTGTCGGGCCTGTGTAAACACTAACCAGCGTCAGTGATGTATTGTTATTTACTGCTTTAACCGGAAGTGTATAAGGGATGCCGCCGACAGTTACGACAATAAAATCGCCAGCAGCAAGTTCTGCTGTAAACGCTGTGCCGCTGCCAGTAACAGCATCTGTGTCATTGGTAAGAGTTAAGGTTCCTGCTGACATGAATATTTCCTCAATACATATCCGGAAGGACAAGAATTGGCATATTGATATTTTGATTAAATGTCATATCAAATCTGTTGTCATTGTAATTACCAACAACCTGATTATACGCTGACCGGATGCTTCCACCTGACATTACCACGCCCTTTTTCCTTATATTAAAATATCCATCCACTCGTCTTGACTGCGCACCTGTAAATACTATCTGGCAATATTTATCACCTATGTATTGATTATTGTCTGTTACCGTTAGCTGCTGGTCATATACAAATGGGCGCTTCACTGTTGAAAATGTCACCTGCCCAGCCGAATTAGTCATGGTAATGCCATCACCGGCTACAGGCGCGGTATTATTGAAAATTACCAGTTCCATTGTTACAGATGCGGAAACATCATCCCGTCCTGAGTAATTGATGTCTCTTACAATAATATTTGCTCCGTCAAATCCTACAGACACATTATTGTTATCCCACTTCCCGAATGGTATTCCTGATACGGGAAGCGCCATCGAGCCGTTGACTGTCACCGTGCCAACATAAGCACATGTCATTAATCTTGCCTGATTCGAAATTGCAGTGAAATCAGTAGAGTTGGAAACGATAAGTCCTTCGTTGTAAGTAGCAGCAGGGAGAATTTCAAATACAGTTCCTGCCCAGTTTGGTATTCGCTGGTAGTTTCCCCTGTTTGTACCGTTAACAGTCACACCGTTGTCTCCGTTTCTTGTAACGGATGTCATATATATCGGTAAAACTATCCATGTCTGATTGTCTGCGAACTCCTGAACGTCAACCGGACGTGTCGGTAAAACAAAAACTGTGGAGCCTGACGTTAATGGAGTATTAACCTGAAACTGGTTTGCCCCCGTACCGTAACCAGCAAAACTTGTGCAGAATGACGGGGCACGGAGCCCCGCTGTAATCGCCATCGCAGGACGGCCATCGTTATAATCTATCAGTATTCCTTCCGGCATATTTTATCCTACCATCGCCCAACGACAACGCGCCCGCCACCAGGTAGATTTACCGTGATGCCACTGCCATTTATAACAACCGTGTTGTTTTCACCGTTAAAGGCAAACTGGCCACTGTCAGCGTAAAGTTTGCCATGCAATTCAGCATTTCCATTTTTATCAATGCGCCAGCCAGTTGAACCCGAAACGAAGTTATTCGACTGGATGTAATTACCAATTTTGGCATTGCTAATGCTGCCATCCTGTATTAACGCATCACTGATAAATACCTGTCCGTTATAGACAAAGAACGCAGCGGTATAGTTTCCAGGATCACTTCCGGAATAAATGCCAAACTGATCAGCGGCAAACACCGACGTTGATTTGTAACCACCGCTGCCGTCTGGCTCAATAGACATGCCGAAACCGGTATTGTATTTCACACCGTTTCGTACGATACCCATATTTAGTGTGTATGAGGCTTTGGCTGTCCCATCGCTATTTACCTCGGCTGTCATCTTCTGATTAACTGCTGAGGTGAGACTCCCGTCAGGGCCAATTTGGGACTGAACATAAGTCGACAAATCTGCTAATCCTTTCTCAGCAGTCGCGACTGTCGTTTTAACAACCATGATATCGGCACGCACTTCACCGTATTGCTGATACTGATGCTCAACAGTGCCGTGGTTCGCGAGGGCGTTTTCCATAATGCCTTCGAGATTGGTATCCACGCCTTCCTGAACATTTTTAAACGCATCAGATTCGCGAATCTGCTCATCTATGAGTTCGATCATCCCTGGAATATCTGCAGATGCCTGACCGGATGCCTCAACAAAATCTGATACGCCAAATGCGTTTCTGGTTCGTACATACACGTAATAGGTCTTATCCGCCTGCAATCCATGCAACGTCCACTGATTTGAGCGCCCAAGGAATTGCGCCTGGTCTTCAATATCTGCAGGATTGACGATCTGACTCTGCCCTGAGTACCAGAACTCAAACGATGTGTCTGTCGTTGCCGTAATGCGCATGACGGGGACCAGGTCAGCAGAGAACAAGCCTGGCGTCCAGATAACACTGGATGGTGCAGGTGGCGCACCGATGACCATACTAATTTGCGTCTCAGCGCCTTTCATTCCGTTTTCATTGCGACCGCGAACGCCAAGCGTGTATCCACCGGCGTTCAGACCAAAGAACTCGTAGCGGAACTGATCTGTTTCGTACTGAGCGATCACTTTGCCGTCGTCGGTATATACGTATAACTCAAACACCAGTTTTTTAGTGGTAGTTGCTGTCTCCCATGTAGCAGTGACCTGGACAGTCTCAGAGTCGGTGTTGATGATGCGCAGGTTCTCCACATTCGGGACTCGGTAACCGTTCAACGTATCGTTGGGAATTTCAAACACGGCACCTTCATCAACAATGGCCTGTTTGTTCTGGTCATGTTGTGATGCAGTGATGCTGTAGACCGAGTTGTTATCGGTCTCTGCAATGCTAAGGATGCGGAATAGTCTGGTAGAAACGTTACTGGTAGAGATAGCGAATACAGTCCCGTCACGAACCCATGCAGGTGTGGTTTTCAGCGTCACGATGTTGTCGGCAATGCTGGCAATCACGTACTTAACGAATTTCCCGTCACTACCCATGATCGACATGGTGTCGCCTTCTGATATCAGAGACGAATCAACAGCATCAACGGTAATCTTATTGCCCGCGTGCGACATGATGCGCCCACCAAGACGCGCTCCAGCATAGTTGTTGTCCATGATTTCAACTATGTCACCCGGTGTGAAGTGGATAGCATCGCGCGCCATCTGGAAAGACAGTCTGCTGCTTTCACGCTTTGCTGTTTCCAGCAGCCATTTCCCTGCTCGCCATGCCTGACCGCGTGAGGTACAGCCAAACGCCTCAAGAGTGGTTTCGTTGTAGTTTCCGCGGGCAATCATCTCATCGTCGGAAACATACTCTTTTACCTGCTCCCAGCCGTTATCAGGGTCAGTCCAGGACACAACAACGGCATTGTATTTCTCTGAACGCTTCACGGAGCTACGCTTGAACTCGCCATCAACCACGTTAGAATTCGTGATTGTCGCTATCGGATCCTGTGGCGCGTCCAGCATGACAGACAGTCGCATCCCGTCCCACAGCGCTATACCCCGAAACATGCTCGCTATCTTGTCGAGAATGTCACGCGCACTCGCCTGCTCGGTAATATAGGCATTCAGCGTCATCCTTGGTTCCTGCCCGCCATAGCCATCGTTCACAAGCTGATCGCAATATTGTGAGAGGACGTACAACGCACCGTCATCTACATCGATATAACCGGCACGTTTCGCCAGGCCAAAACGCGTATTCTTGGCCAGTTCACGGAACAGCCACGCCGGGTTGTTAGTCCACGCTTTTTTGAATCCGCCAGTCCACAACCCCGAGTAAGTTCTGGCAATCGGATCATAGTTGTCAGGAACGTCCACAATCAGTCCGCGAAGATGGTAGGTGCGGCTTGGAGTGTCAGTGTACTGGTCGCGGTCGATAACAGCGCCAGCGATGGCTGAAAATGGGTAGCTCAGATTGTCGTCGGTGATTTCACTGTAGCTATTCCAGATAGTGCCGTTGGACAGTAAATCGCTGCTGCTGTCAGGCGTAATGCGGCGTACACGAATATCAAACGGCTTAATATCTGGAGCGTCGATCAGATGAGCCTCGAGATATTGGCCTGATATTTTACCGGTGATAGTAACTGTCTTTTCAATGACCCATCCTGAAGCACCTGTTCTACTCTCAAGCACCATGGTGACGGAAGTGTTGTTCTGGTTTCCTTTAGTGTCCTGCTCAACCAGACCGGTAACGCCTACGTTGAACCGCACCCGGGTTACGTCCTGGTCGGTTATGGTACGAACAAGAGGGGTGTCATGGGTTACATCTGTGTTTACGATGGTGGTTGCTTCAATAGCAGAAAAGCCATTAATTGGCTGCTGAGTTTCCGATCCGGGGCGCCACGCTACGCTAATTCCATTCACATTAACGTTTCCGCTTGCATCCGTGATTGGTGTCTTGTTAAGCATAAACGATGACATGTGTTCCTGATCGACAGGCCCTGCAATCGGACCTTCCGATATCAGATCGAGAACCCGGTAAAACTGTTTTGATTTGAGGTTATCGTCGAGGAGTTTTGGGGTTGATGCTTTACCACCACCTGAAGACATATAGCCACCTTAGCCTATTGATTCTGTCCAGTCGGAATTATTAGAAGTGTCGATCCCGAGACTGATTACGTTACTCCCAACAGCCATTTCTCCGAGAAGGATTGGTACCGCCCGGCCCTGCCCCACCCGGTTCTCAGCACTGGTAAATGAGTTGTTTGTGAGCGTATTAGTCTCTGCGGCTTCTGCAGAGGTTTTGGTTTTCATGTTTCGTGACATGTAGACCGAGTAAGCTACCGAAGCCACGCTGACGGCCACCGCAATCCATGCGGCCGCAGCAGCAGAAATTGCCCCCTCCACTACCGGCACGAACAGAACCACTGAGCCATCTTTAAGGTGGCGGTCCAGATGCCATTGCATCGCAGATTCCTCAACATCCTCGCCCGCCACCCGCACCCGCAGCTTTGTATTGAGAAAGGCTTTTTTGAATTCAAAATCCTGCGCCAGCAGAAGGCGCAACCCCTGCGCTGGCGTATCAACATTCAGGGATATCTGGCGGTAAAATCGGCGTAAATTGCCTGCAAATTTAAAGATGAGCACTGTTCGTGCCTCCAGATTGAATGCATCTGCTTAACGTATGCCGGGCGCATTGGTTCTCTCCGGCTCAGGTGTCCGGCGTGGTCGTGATGAAGTACCATGTTGTCTTCGAGGAGAATCATTGCGTGGCAAGGGTCAGCGCCGGGGAATGGCTGTCTGATAATGACGTCACCTGGTTGCGCCTCTCCCGGCGATACCTGGCGGAATCCATTGAGCGGCATGTTGCTCAGATAGAGGTTTTCACCGCGCAACCACCATCCGTTAGTGCGCTCAAAATCAGGCAGGTCAATGCCGCACAGGTGGTATGCGTCCCTGAAAAGGGTGTAGCAGTCCATGACGCCATGTTCGAACCTGCGCCCCCGCAGGAATGGAACGGGCCTGTATTTCCTCAGTTGCCCGCCAGATGCAAGCCACCATGGCAGCCCCGTCATTACCTGCATCTGCCGGTCAGAACCAGAAAGCACTGGCTGGCTTTGCGGATGCGAATGGAAGACTGCGATAATCTCCCCTTCTTCCTCCGCCGCAAGCCAGTCATCATCACTTATGCGGAAGTGATGCCATGGCTCTGGATGCACATTCCGACAGCGAAACACTCGCTCTTCACCCAGGATAAGCGCGCATACTTCATCCTGCGACGATGCCGCATAATCGAGTAATTCTTGCATCAGGAGACCTTTTGAGAGCCAGGGAAACTGCTTATTGGCATTGGTTCAGGCCGTGGATAACGGAAACGGCAGCCGCTACGGCGGTGAGAGCACTTATCTTTCGCCGGGTCTGCGGTTGGATTATCGCGCTCATCTGCAACTGGCGGCCCGTCATATCCACACCCAACGCCGCGATACTGCCACTGGCACACGTCAGCCAGAATAGTGCGAGCCGGGATAATGGCGTTATCGCAGTCAATTGGTGTCGCCAGCGTGTAGGTCACCTGTTCAAACGTCTCTTCCGTCATCTCCTCGACAACGTAGCGGGAAACGGCCTCCTGTGTCGGGTCTGCATCAGGATTACCGTTCGGAAAGTTAACCGCATCAAGATATTTTACCGGCACCTGACGCCTGGTGATTACCACGCCAAGCATGTCATCAAAATCGTGGTTAATCCCGGTAATCAGGCCGGTCACGTTCGCCACAACCATTGTTGGCCTGGCATAGGTCCCTTCGTTCTTCGACTCGAATCCTTCCACAGCTATCGGGTAAGCCTGGTACTGGTTGCCCTTCCAGATAACATTACCGAAATAGCCATTTGTACCGGAATGGAAGCGGATAAGGTCACCGCCATATGGTTGCAGGTCTGCTTCGAAAAGGTCAATGATAGCGCCGACTCCGGCATCGACGCTTTCGATAATTAAATTTGCAGGTATGTCGCGCACGAAAGACTCCAATAAAAAAGCCGCTCGATGGCGGCTACTGATCATTTGTCAGGGTGTTACGGGACATTAACCCTGGTTAAAGTGTGTGGTTCAGCCCGTCAGTGGTGGGACACTGGCGCACTCAGGTAACGAGGGATGGCTGATTACCTCTGATTAAGGGAAAATATGAAAGAAATAAGTGCCAAAATTCAATTTAATACAAAGAATCAAAACCTGAAGGAAGTAGCTGACGAAATGAATGATATTAAAATGATCCTTCTAAGCGTAGCTCTGAAGTTAGACAGTGAAGGACGTCAGCAAATCATCAAGGAGTTATCTGACATTAAATCCCCTTCTGTGCAGCAATGGGTTAGTAACCTGAAGGAGTTACATCAGGCTTAATTCCCAAACTTAACATATAAAAGCAAATGGCGGCCTGTTTCCGGGCCGCTTTAGTCGCCCCCTCTTGGATAAATGCCTCATTGATGAACACCCGCCCCTCATCGACAGCAAAATCCCTCCCTGCTAACACCTTTACCGTTTTTTCCAGCGCTTCAACTCGCTGTTCTAAAGTCATAATACTCTCCTTATCGTGGTACTTGTTCAAACGTGGCCGTGAGTTCGTATAACGGCCCGGTCTTTGTCATATTCCAGGAACGGCAGACAAACAGCGCCTGAACTCCCGTATCGGATGGCGTCCAGTAGAACGCCTCTACTGCCATTCGCGCTTTCAGGAACGCCTCAGCATCCTTCGCGGGGTTGCTACGGCACGCTCCGCTGACGCCGCGAAAGGTGAGTGAGTATTTATCCATTAACTGGTTGATACCCTTCATCTGCCGTTGCTCGTAACCGTCGCCCAATTTAACGACAGCAACATTCGGCGTGCGCTCAACTGAGTAGGCTTTCTGCGGTGTCCATGTGAATATTTCTGGCATTATATCCTCCACTAACTTAACCATCCGCGACCGCTCATATATCCTACAAGAAGCGTAAACACGGGAAAAAGAATCCACAGGAGCCAGGAATAATGTTCGAAAAAATCAGCCATCTTTCACCTCTTTTTGGTTTGCTATCCCCGGTAGTGGGGATTGTGACTTTCTTTATTTTTTCCTTCCCTGCAATAAACCACCGGGACGAGTGCTCTGGTCTACCATCATCTTCAGCATGTCGTTACTCCACGCTTTACGCAGCCTTGCGATATCTTCACTGCCAATTCCTCCAGTGGTATTTATCGTCAGGTTCATTACGGGGTTGAATGAAGCGCCACCACCCACCTTATCAGCTGATATCACCTTCCCTGACTGGTTCGGAATGAACATCTGCTGACCGCCAGCAGTCTGGAAGATTTCAGAACGACCGTCTTCGTTGATTCGATAGGCGTTGCCAGCAGATACCGTGCCACCGTAGCGACGACCACCAGCAAGAGCCATTCCCTTCGCCGCTAATAGCGACTCTGCGTATGCAGCCTGTCCCACGGCAGCAGCACTACCGTATGTTGCGATAGAAGCGCTCATTGCGGCCGGAGCCCATGCAGATGCAGCGGCAGTAGCCTGGGCTATGGTTGATGCCAGTGAAGCTGCGGCGGCTGCCTGCCCCATTAACTGGCTCTTGACCCACTCGATCCCCATCTGTACCAGACTACCGACAACACTGTTGAGGATTGTCGTGCCGATGTTGGCAAAGGATTCTTGCAGGCTTTGGGTACCATTGATGAGACCAGTTATCGCATTAGTAGCGCCACCTTGAAGGGAATCAACAGCCGCGCCAAGCATGCTATTAATCTCGCTCTGCTGCTGCCATTCCTCCCACATTGCGGCCATGCGTTTCTGGTGATACTGGTCTTCAATTCCTGCGCGGACGGCTTCTGCTTCAGCAATTTTTTGTGGGTAAAGTTGCACATACTCGTCAAGCTGCGCCATTTGCTGTGCGTAGGTGTTAACTACTGCTGCAACTGGTGATACCTGCCCCTGTAGCCCGGTAAAGTTTTGCCCTGCCTGCGTGCGCTTCCTTTCCTCTTCTGCTGCGGCTTTGGTTGCCTGCTGTATTTTCCATATGGATTCCGCTTGCTGTTCAGCTTTTGCGATCTGCTCTGCTGATGCTTTGTTTCCAAGAGCAACTACAGCGTCGTATTTCGCCAATTCGAGAGAGCCATCGGCATAACCTGTGTTCAGACGATCAAGAGCGGCTTGTTGGCGGGTAAGCGATTGTGCGGCGGAATCAACAGCTTTATTACCCTCTTTCGTGGACTTGGTTACTGCTGAGTCAGCCTGCTGGAGGTCATATCGTTTTGCTGCTGCTTCTTCAATCTGCCTCATCTGATTTGAATGCGCATCCACCCCTGCATCAAGGGCTGCCTGCCTTGCCTCGGCTACAGCCCTTTCTTTTTTGTCGGTAATAGACAGCAGACTGTTTTGCTTTTCAAGGTTGGACAGGAGCTTATCTCCATCCTCGCTACGCATAACCATCAGGCTGGAAGAATTGAATTTGTCCTTAGCTTTAGCAGCGAAGTTTATGGCATCACCAAGGTTATTCATTAGACCAGCAACAGTCCCGGCCTCCTCACCATCCCTGCGCAACAGGTCAATACCTTCGCGGAACTGACCGTTAGCCTGGGCCCTAAGCAAGCCAAGGGAGCTAGTGGTTCTGCTTAATTTATTCTCGGCCTGCTCTACCTTATCTGCTTGTACGGCCAGATTACGGTTAACATCTGCCAGATCATCAGCTACCGCCGCCGCCCCTCTAATTTGCGCAGCTTGTTCAATAAATGTTTTTTTCTGTTCAAGCTGTTCATATTCAGCTCTTAAACTAGCAATTGCATCCTGCTGGTCGAGAATCGATTGTTCGGTTTTAGCGATGGCTGCAGCTATCTGGACAGAACTCATCTCCTTCATTTTTGCTGTCAATCCATCAAGAGAATCAGCAAAATCGATGCTTTCCTGCTTAGCTTGCTGAGCTTTCTGATAGAAGTAATATACAGCTGCCGCTGCAAGCATTGCCGCTCCTGCCGGCCCGCCAATAAGCGCAAGGGCATTTTTGGCAAGAGTGGCTGATGCCGCATATGTTCTGTTTGCTAATGACGCCTGCTGAGTGGCTGCAGCTAGCCTTTCTTTGGCCGCGGTTGCTGCACTATCTGCTGCAACAATATTTTTTTGGATTGCTGCATATTCAGATTGATAGGAAACTGCCAGACCATATTGTTTATTGATGGCCGCCTGAGTGGCTAGCTGCCGGGCTTTTGCTTGCTCTGAAGCAATTATCGCCTGGGAATTTCTAATCTCGGCTTCAGCACTGGCAATGGCTGCTTTTGCTGCATTGTATTCTGCCGTTTGCTGCTTAATAGTTGCAGCCACACCAGACAACTTGGCCTGAGTCGCAAGAGTTAAGGCCCCAACATAACGACTTCCCATGACGGCGGCAGTTGCAGTCAGCACCGCACTGAGCGCGCCAATGTTCTCGCTGACACTAATGACAGCATCGTTAAAGATTGCTGTACCGGTTTTTACCGTGGAGTTTTCACCAAAGAACTTGGTGATGTTGTTCCCGGCTACCTGCAAAGCCTGGCTGATAGTTGTCGTGGTATTGGCGAACTCATTGCCAATCGTCACCCCCTGTGAAAGTAACCCGTTAACCACAACATCAGTAGTCAGTTTTCCAGCGGCTGCCATCTGACGCATCTGCCCAATGCCAACACCCATAGAGTCGGCAAGTGCAACGATCAGACGGTTGCCCTGCTCATTCACTGAGTTAAATTCTTCACCGCGCAGCGCGCCAGATGCCAGTCCCTGAGACAACTGGATAATAGCGTTTTCTGCTTCTTGAGCGGTCGCACCGGAGACCACAAAGCCCTGGTTAATGATGGTTGTCAGCTTAGCCAGATCATCAGCGCTGGTTCCATATTCCCTGGTTGCTCGCTCCAGCCTGGCATACAAAGAGGCTGTTGCGTCCAGGCTGCCGCGAGTTTGCTGCGTAATATTGAATACCCGCTCAGTAACGTCAACCAGTTGCTCGCTTGGGCGGAGGGCGTTCGCCAGTTTGTTATTGAGCGTTGTCCATGCGTCGGCGTACTGAGATACCTGTTGAACCGACAGGATAGCCATCAGGGAGGTAGCTACGCGGCTAAGACTGCCAAAGGATGACGTTAGCGATGAAGCGGCCTTGTCAGCCCGCTTGAAACCGCCTTCCATGCCGTCGGTTACGTCACGAACCTGTTTGTCAGCGCGTAGTAGCTGAGCCGTATCAGCCTTAATCACATATTCAATATCACCGACGTTTTGGGTCATTTCATTTTCTCCGGGCAATAAAAAACCCCGCCGAAGCGAGGTTGATTTTTAGTGAATTATTTTCTTAGTTAGTCATATCTGTGATCTAATATAGATGGACCACATCCGTATACTTTATCACCGCCGATAATAAAGAACTTATGCTCTCCCCTATATGGCTTGAATGATGCCTTCATTGAGCCTCCATTGAAGACAAATGAATACTCTTCGCCATTCCATTTAGGTTTTGCTCCCATACTAACCCCCCCAGCTATAATCATGGCCGGAGACTCACCAGTTATCATTGTGACATCACCGAATACTAAGCAATTAGTTGTGAAGGCATGTTTTTCTTTCATGAAGAAGGTTTTTGCATCTGTTGGAGAAAGTTTCTCCACCATTTTCATTTCTTCCTGACTTGCTCTTTTTGTCTCCTCAATCAAATCTGCTTGAGCTTCTGCACTACCATATTCTAAGGCGGCTTCCTTAGCGCATGAGAAAACATTTGGATAGAAATAAGTGCTTCTTACTGGTCTGATAGTCTGCGGATAAGAAGCCATCCTGTAAGGCTTGGTGTTACACATAGCAGCAGCGCGCGATACTACGTTATTTGGTTTGCCAAAAGCTTGATAAATAATAACATAATCACCCGCTCGATAATCGACTGGCTGCTCATGAGATGCACACCCTGACAACGCCAGCGCAAACACAACACTCCCAAAAACCTTCTTCATACCCCTATCCCCAACATTAAAAGATGGTCAAATCCTACCATCTGTTGACGAAAGGATCAGCTTTCGCTATCTTGTTTTGCACGAGGCGTCGAAACCTCTTCTCAACGCGGCCAGAACCAACCCCGTTAGTGTTGGATTTTTTATGCCTGTCATTCAGTGGACGCACCGCGCGGACACACCCCGATCAAAGTCGGGAGGGCGACGAATACAACACCCGAAAGGGGAATAAGTCCGCGGTCTCGTTGAGCCGTTTCGAACCTCCCGGCACCACTCCGATAGTGGTAATTCGAAGAAATCAACGAGGTCATTATGACTAACCAAATCATCATCTCCGATATATCCATTCGTCAGGATTCTGAAGGTCGTTACAGCATCAACGACCTGCATAAAGCCTCTGGCTCAGAGCAAAAGGATAAGCCTGTTCACTGGCTCGCATTGCAGAAAACAACTGATTTGATTGAAACAATTGAAAAGGTAGGAAACCTTACCTTTCCCCCAATCCGCACCACGCGCGGTTGCAAGGGCGGAACCTACGTCTGCAAAGAGCTGGTTTACGCCTATGCCACATGGATCAGCGCTGAGTTCTTCCTTAAGGTCATCCGAGCCTACGACGCTCTCGTTTCTGGTGATACTGCAAAGGCTGTCGCTATTGCTAAAACAACCGTTGACGATCGCACGCCACTACGCAGCCTCGTTAATCGTATTATGGCGAAGTACGGAACCACTTATCAGTCAGTTTACAAGCTTGTTCATCGCGAGTTCGGCGTTCAACATATCGATGAATTATCACCAAAGCAGACTGTAGAAGCTATGGAGTATCTTGCGGCCAAAGCAATTGAAGGTGAATTCCTCGGCAAGCAGAAAACATTATCCACAACATCTTTGTCGGCACGAGAGGCTGATTATCTAATTTGGCTTTGGGATTATGCTAATCGCTCCCAGCACTTGTATCGAGAACTTTATCCATCAATGAAGCAAATAAGGTCTGAATTTGCGGGTAAATTTTACGATTATGGTAGTGAATTCTCGCCACTCATAAAAGAAGCAAGAAAAGTGTTAATAAGAATCACTCGCGATGTAGACATAAATGAACCAGGTGGACCTATGAATTTATCGGCTTGGATCAGGTTGAAAGATAATTCCATCCCGTCATCACTTAGATAAGATCGCAGGCACAAGGATGTGCCACTCCACCAGTTGACGGAGAGGTCAGCAGGAACGACAAAACCCGCAGTTAAGCGGGTTTGATAAACCAAAGTACTAATTAGCGCTTCGGGTTAAAACAGTTTGCGAAGGTCTACGCCGTACACTGCAAGCCAAGCAGCGCGTGGCCACGACTTAACTGAGCCAAAGCGTGGGTCGTCGACATCATGTGGGGTGAAGTCATTCTCCCGGCACCACTTTCGAAGAGGCTGCCATTTGAATTTCTGCCCCAACTTCTTTTCTACCGGGATAATAGCGGCGTAGTTCTTACCTTCCCCTACCCGTTCAGCTAATTTGTTTTTGGCGCGGACGGCTGCTGATGCGGTAGCCATTGCTGTAGCTTCGCGTTTTTCTGCAATCCACAACTTTTCTTTTACCGCTCTGTCACGCTGTTGCTCAAGAAGCCGATTCTCTTTGACCTTTAGAAGTAAATCTTCCAGAGCCTGCTCGTATGTCTGCGGGAGGATACTTTTTACCAAGGGACGGAAGTAAGCATCTTCCAACCGCTCGAAGAAAGACCATGCTTCGTCTGTATCGACAATCTTCGACATCCGCGCCGCGCCCTTCTCCGTCCACAAAACAATTGAACGTGCTTTGTTAGAAATTTGTGCGTGACTATTAGTCACTCGCAAATTCTTCAACTCTTGGCCTTTAATGGTGAAGATGTGAATTCCTTCAATGAAGCGGCCAGCATTACGTGACAGGTTTTTCCGAATGTTAGCCTCATCCGTACCATAACCCGAAGCCAGCGTTTCAGTCGTAACAACACGCAAACCACTCCATTCAATAACAGGCAGCGGCTGGGGATCGACATTTGGTTCATGAACTGCTAAATTTAATGAAGTCATTAAGTGGTCCTTATGACAAGATTCAATGGAAGCCGGTAGCTCGTAACTATCGGCTTTTCTTTTTGCACCGTCCTGTACGTCCATCAGTGAATCCATTCCTCACCGCGAAGCATTGCCAACATTGGCTGCGCATGCTTCACGACAATATTGCTGTTATCCAGTTCCTGCACTTCACGAAGCAGGATCTTCTTGGTTTCCACGGTCATATAACGAATGTCGTGGGCGATGTCGTATAGCATCCCTGCGTATTCTGACTTAGCCTGTTTCATTGCCGGGTAAAGCTGCTGGCTAACTCGTTGGCTCTTCTCCATCCAGAGCTGTAGATAGCAAAGGCTGATTAACTCATCATCTGTGAACTGTTTGGCGATCGGTGAATCCGTGGCTTCACGATCCAAAATATCCAGCACCCATCGGCGGAACTCTTTGGCCTTGGGCGTAGAAGCGAACATCGCTACCAAGTGAGCGCCTCGGAGTGAGTAAACTCTGACCGATTTGTTACGTAAGCTATTGTTTATCCCGTTGACCTTCATATTGAGGGTCAACGACATAGAGTCGGAAAATTCATCGGCGTTACGAGCATAAATCTGGCTGATGGCATCGGTTTTTTTGTAGCCGAGGGCCTTAGCTAGTTCAGTGGAGGTAAACCAAATAGAACCGCCTTCTGTCACAGGATTAAAAGCGAATCCTTGGAAGTTGTAATCTGATTTTGCTACAATATTCATGTCGATATTTCCTTCGCTGGAATCATTTGACACTGAAGCCCTAGCTGTTCGAGCAGTTGGGGCTTCAACATTTTTAACGACCATTCGCCACCTCTTCCCTTACACCCTTTGCCAGCAAACGAACTATTGCAGAGTTCAGCGAAATGCAGTCCATTTCCGCCAGTCTGCGAAGCTCCTGATCGAGTCGAGAAGGTAGTCGAAGATTGAGTTTGATGTTTTTGCGCTCAGTAAAAAGCGTATCTTGCATTGCTTTATCTCCTTTTGGGGCCAAGTTAACACCTGATATTAAGTTAACACCATTGCGCGATATGTCAAGTTGGCCCCATAATAATTTTCAAAATATTCTCAGGTGATGTTATGAGTAAGTACCCAAGCCAGATGCAAGATAAGTTCAACCTCCGCTTCCCGGACGGGATGCGCGATGCCATAGCCGAACGCGCCAAAGCTAATGGCAGGTCAATGAACTCTGAGATAGTTCAGATACTGGAGGATGCCCTTAAGGCGCAGATTGTTGCTTGGGATAAGCCACTCTCCCCATCATCAAGTGATGAGGTTGTCACTATGTCGATGAGTCAACTTAACAAGATTGTGTCGCTTGCTGCTGAAGATACTGCAAAAAGTGTCGTTGAAAACCTTATAGAAAAGTATGAAATGATCCCAAAGAAGAGCAGCAAGCCCACCTGACCGGCTAGCCTGATCAAATATCAGGCTTCCTGGCGTTCTCTTTTTTGCGGTACTTTGGTCATGTTTTTGGTGATCTTTCCAAAATCTTCATCATAGAAGATTTGTTCCAGCTCTTTGTTCAGCAAAGCTGCAATGGCGGAGCGAAGAAAGAAGCGCAAACAACAAAGTCGTTCAGACCAACTATCAAAGGAGAATGTTATGCGCACCCCCGGCTTAAGGCTGTCCTTGCCGTCTGATATGTCAGATGCTTTTTGTACAATTCTTGATGAATACGCCATACAGCACTCCTTAGCGGAAGAAAAAAATAACGGACCAAAACTGGCTGTTAACTCAGCTCAGGATTCGATGAAGGAGATAGTGATTGAACTTATCAACTCAGGACCATTCTGGGCGGCTTTTAGCGCCTGCTTTATCGCCTATCTAAACCGAAACAGAGGCAAGAAAGCGACCATCGAAAAGGACGGGAAGAAGATATCGCTTGATAACATCACCCACCACGAATTGACTGAAATCCTTGAAGACGCCAAAACAATCGTATTCAGCGAGAGCGACGACAAAAAGCCCACCTGAGTGGGCTGTACGCACCATTCATCACGCTGCCGCATAAAGAAGCTTCATCTGCCCTTTGACGGGGAATGCTGCCATGCAACGGGATTCGAAGTCTCGATAGTCGGAACAACCGTTAGCAATGCTGGTCACAGCAATAATCTGATTCTCAACCAGTTTAAGTGCGTCTGGTTTTAGGTGTTGGTGGATTTTCTCACCGACCGCCAGTCGTGCTTTTACATCCGCGTAGACTTCAGCAGGCAGGACCGGCCCGTAAATCCACTTAGCGCTAATAAGGCTGAATAACATTGGTTTTCGATCATTTCTATGGCGGGGAAGCCCGGTCATTCTGAATAGCGCATCATACAGCGGGTCATTAAAACGCTTTTCCCACGAAGACGGATCGCTAAGCAGAAAGATTGCCTTAATGCGCTCATCATCAACAGGTGCTGTATGGCCGCGAATAATGGCGTCTATTTGTTCGTCACACCAGATTTCAAAATCTACAGAAAGCCAGCGTGCAAAGCGAACAGCCAGTTTTGGATGCAGCCATGTTCCGCCGCCACGATCTTTACGCGCCCGACTGGTTTTTACATACGGGATTTTCCCGTATCTACGCTCAAGTCCTTGAATATATGATTCAGTTTCCGGCAGACGGAGGAATTCATTTGGCACTTTATCGAATTTTTCCGCTGCTGTTGTTGCATCAATCCAGCCATCATCATAGAAGCGCATCGAGTGGCCTTCGAAATTAATTGGGATAATGTTAGACATCATTCTTTCCTTTTTGGTGATATGAGCCAGTTCCCCAGATATGGACAGCCCAAGAGCGGCACGACGGAAGCCACCGTCCTATCTCTGTCTCATATCCCGAAAAGGGCTCCTGGTTTGATTAGCGCGGGGAATGCGCATTTACTGCGGATACAAAAATGCCCCGCGTATGCGAGGCATTGTCTTAAAAGTCACTTGTCGAATTTCTTAAGGCGAGAGATTTTTTAGTGCGGCCCATGCCTCTGCGCATCCATCGCCAGCATTTGTTCTGCCCAGTCCATGACTTCGTCGTATTTCTCCTGAGTCGGCACTCTGGCTTTCTCTTTCTGCGGAAATTTAGCGTTCATGGCGGCCCGGAAGCTGGTCATGGTCATATCCCATGCGTCTGACTCGCTCATGCCGAGGTGAGCAACAGCGGTATAGACGAATGACCGTACATCGAATTTGTCGCTGTATTCACCCTTCTTTCCTTCGAATTCTTCCGGTGGCTGGTCGCCCATTACACCATGAAGAATCAGATGGCGGGCAATCTGGATAACATCCTCGATCGGGATGGCTCCCGGCTTGAACAGAAGTCGCCCCGCACTAGTAACCGAGTAGGATCCGATAATTTCAGCAACGTCACCTTCAGAACAGCGCTTGACTACGTTGGCTGCAGCTGCCGCCATTTCAGCAAAGCAGCGGGCATTAGCCGCTTTTAGTATCTGGGGGTCAGCAATTCTGTGCTTTGGGTAATGGCCCGCATGAACTTTCACGAAAACATCAACGATTTGTTCAGGCGTTCCGATTCGGGACATAGCCAGAAATGAAGGGTTGAGAAATATCTCTTTGTCGCCGGCGCGAATGACAGCCTGGCCGATATCGGTGATTGCTTTCATGAATCCCCATAAGAAAAAGGAGGACGGTGCCTCCTGGCAAGAAGTTACGATGCGTTGACAGTCACTGTGACCGGATTGGTGGTTACACTGGCTGCGGTACTGGAGCTAATCTGACAAGTATATGAACCAGAATCGCCTGTTGTCGCACTGGACTTAGTATATATAGCTGTCGTACCACCGGAGCTCACATTGGTTCCGTCTTTTTTCCATTGATAAGTCAATGATGAGCTATCTGAAACAGTAGCTGCAACTGTCAGATTCAGGGTGTCGCCAGCAGTCAGTGTTTTACCCTGCGGCTGGGTGGTAATGGTAATAACTGCACCGACATCACGCACATCAACCTGACCTGCACTTGATGCCTCAATGGACCACGTTGCCACATCATCGTGTGGAGCTTCATCACCCCATGAAGTAACCATGAATGGCCCTTCGGTGATATCGTTTGGAGAGATGATTTTGAACCACACATACGGCTGGTTGCTGGTCTCCGCTGGCGGGTTATAAACGTGACGCTTCAGCGCGTTTTGCGCGTATACATCCTCTTTGCGGGTAACGCCGTCACCAGAGAACGAAATGTTCTTATAGGTAACAAGATTTTCCTGCGTAAACGCGGCGCTCATATCGGCAGTTGCATCTGCGGTTTCCCACTCTGCATTAACTGTTTTACCGCGCATCATGCCGAGTCGCTGGTAAGCGCTGGCGGTAGGTTGTACTTCCGGGCAGCCAATCGCGTAATAAACAACGACATCGCGCCCTGTGAATGCACCTGACTCACATCCGGCCATAATTAATTATCTCCATGTTATCTGGAAATGATGGTTTGAAAGGAAATCTCGAAGAGGTAACGGCCTTCTTCGGTCTGGATGGCGGTGATACCGCCGATTGGCTGCATCGAGATGATGCATTCGGTTCTGTAGTCGTCGATCATCGCCTGGCGGATGGCGTCGGCGCGGTTTTCAACTTCATTGATGTCGCTGTCGTTCTGGCCTGACAAAACAAGGATGCGGAAAAAGTCGCGCGTTATGGCTTCCTCAGGCTTGCCACCGCCGTTTTGCTGGATAATGAGATATCGTTCCCCCTCCGTACTCTCCAGTTCATTCCAGAAGCGTTTCTGGATGCGATAGCCAGCATCAAAGCCATGCGATTGCAACCACGCTCTCAGCGCGTCATACACTTCGCTACGTGTCATACTTTGTACCCTTGCTTGATGATGGCCTTTATCTCGTTGAAACCGTCACGCTCGAAGCCTTTGGTCAGGAACCCCGGCTCGGCATCGGGATCCCAGTAGTTCCCCTTCCCCGTGCCGCCACCGAATTCTTTTCCAGCGCGAGTTCTGCCGAAGTGTTCACGCGGCTGGCCTTTTAGCTTCCCGGACATACCGTGAACGGCGGCAGCGTATGCAGCCGTGTACCCGACCTTTCCCTGCATCCCACCGGGCATTGGTTCAAGCTTTTTGTACTGGCTGTTGATAAGCGTGGATGTGTCAATGGGAGTAAGTAGCGCGGCGTGAGACGATCCGACAATCATGACCTCAGTCAGCACTCTTTCTGTGCGTGGCCCGGCAATTTCTGCCAGCACCTTGCTGGTGTTCATCTGAACACGCTTGATACCTTTAACGGGCATACCACCACCTGATAATTTGAATAAACGCAGCGCAGCAAGAGAAACCCAGGACAAAACAAGCCAATCCAAGAGAAAACATAGTTCACCTCACGTCAGAATTTTGTAGTCCGGCTCCTCGCCGAATGGTGACATATCCCATTCCGTCACCGCTTTGATGACGTTCGCGCCAGCTTTCAGGGGATCGACCTGCGCCGTTGTGTCACCTCTGGCGATATACCAGTCGCGTAACGGCATGGTCGCATCGACGCCGTTACACTTCAGTTCAGTGAAGAAAATCAGGTTCGTGGTGAACTCTTTCCCGCTGGCATCTACCGCAACTTCATTGTTCGCCGTCCAGGTACAGTCAATCAGGTAGGGAGTTCCGCTTGTCCAGGCGTTATTCCAGTCGTCGTAGACGCGCGGGTAGATGGTCGCAACGTTGGTGTAACTCCAGCGTGCTATTTCAGACATTGCCATCCTCCCACCGGATCACCTCCGGTTTTTCCGCTGCCACCTTTCGACACAACAGATACCAGTCACCGTTGCTTTTGACATAGCCGGTAACGCGCTTACCAATGTCTGTCATCACCCAGACTTTGACGAACGGCTCAGGCAATCGCTGCTTAACCGATATCCATGCCATTACTTATCCCCATTACACATGCAACCACCTTTACCAATCCAGATACCAGCAAACGCTGTATTGGTCGGGTCTGGGGGGATGAGTCCATTGGCACACCTGAATTTGTCAGCGCCACGCAGCAGTGACAAGGCCCCCTTCCATCGGTCAGCAAAAGACTGATACCGAAATGAACGCGATGCGCCGTTAGGCGCGGTCTGAGAGCTGATGTATCTATCACCCTGCCCCAACGCCATTAAACCCAGTAAATAGGACTGAATTAGCAGCGCCGTTGCGGGCGGGTAATGTGCATCGAGGCACTCCTGAATACTGTTAGCCTGCTCTACGATAGCCTGCAGAATGAAATCTGGCAGCGTGATACCCACTGACTCCAGATATTCCTTGGCCTGTTCTGTGGTAATCATGCGAACCTCTTATGGCCCTCCGAAGAGGGCATAAAAAAACCGCTTTCGCGGCTATTCGTTTTTACGTGGTCGGCCTGATTTCGCTTCTGGAGTTGCCGGTGTTAGGTCACTACCCGCCTCTCCACGCATCAGACGAACGTTCGACTTCATGGCTGGATGCAGTTCTTTTATATCCACCACATCGCCAACCTTTACGCCGAACCATGGTCGTACAACTTCGTATTTAGCCATACCATTTCCTTACACAAGGTTAGCGCCATAGACAACTCCGGACAGGCCTTGGTCGTCTGCGGTGATTTGCAAACCTTCAGCAGACATGATCTGGAAGTTGTAGTTAACGTTAGGTAACGGACGCGGCAGCGGCACGACGCCAACAGCCATACCAACCAGCGGAGAAATGATGTCCTGACGGCGAACATAGGCAATGAACTCGTTGCCACTCAGCGCAAAGGTCGGGCGAATTTCACGAACAGGCGCAAATGGCAGCACAGCATTCAGTACGTTGCCGCTAACTACGCCGTTTACTACATACGGTTGAGCCAGGTTAGCCCAGATTTCAGGTGACACCCACATCACATCATACTGAGCGACTTTGTTGGCGCGCGCCAGCGTACCAAATGCGCCTTTCCCGAAGAAAGCAAACAGTGCTGTCATATCGGCAGTGGTCAGGTCTATATTTGCGCCACCCGAACCAGAACCCAGGTTGATCTTCTTGGTGTTACGGTGGTTTTTGATACCCTGTGCCGGGTAGGACTGCACCTGAATATTCGGGTCGCCGTTCAGATAGTAGTTGACACGCTTCTGGTTAAACTTGCGCATTTTAGCCATCTGCGAATCCAGCACAAGGTCAATACCGACAGAGTTAAGACCAGCAGCATGACGCCAGTTCACGCCGTAACCTGCGGTGAATACCGGAATCGGGTCGCCATCACTCGCATATTCGGTATGGTCAAATGAGAATGGAGCCTGACCGTCAATGCTCACAGACACATCATCAGCGATATCACCAATAACGTTGTAGAGCTTTGCAGTTTTGCCAACAGAAAGAACAGTCTGCACACCAATCAGGTCGTTGACGATTTCCATGCCAACCTCCTGATCACGCAGTTGCAGCACCTGACGGTCAATCTCGGCCCAGAAATCACGCGTAAAACCGCCTACAGCATTAACCGCCAGCCATTCAGGAGTCATATTAGAACGATTTGCCGCAATCATGGCATCATGCTGTGCGTTCCACATGTTGCGGTTTGCCCAAAGCTCATTCCAGTGACCACCAAGGCGCGAGTTGGTCGCCAGTGTCTCTTTAGAGAAATACATATATGTTTATCCTTTTGTTACGCGCCTGCAGCGGCGGCAGTGCCAACGCGCATACGAACGCGAATGAAGTCGGTGGTGCTGGCTGCGATGGTGAACTCGTCCTGGCTGTAGCCGATTACTGAATCGGTGTCGCCAGTTGCCAGTGTGAATTGACCAGCCGCACCAAGCTTAATCGGGCTGTCCTTCTTGTACGCACCAGGTACACACAGAAGCGCAAGTTCACGGCCTTCTTCTACATAGTTGCCAACAGCAGAATCGCCAGCAGGAACGGCATCACGAATGCCAAGTCCCTGATGATAAGCGCAATCGATAATGTACATGCGGCCAGTTAATGCAGTGGCTTGTGCGAACTTACCATCACTGTTAATAGTGACGGCAGTGCCTGGCAGTAGTTCTGCGGAGGTGAGGCGGGTTTCGGTCTTGTAGAGCGATTCCCCGTCGATATTAACGCGACGATAACGTGACATTATCCAGGCTCCTTATTTGAAGTATTCAGATGCGGCAGGTGCGCCAGTTTCTTTCTGATGCTGAGCAGAGTTAGTACCCAGCGGTGCGGCATCACCAATGGTTTTGTACATCGCGTCCAGCGCTTCGCCAGACAGGGCGTTAGCCACAATCTCGCCGTGAACTTTTGCCACCGCTTCACGCTTCGTTTTCTCTTCGGCGCGGGAGTTGGCAGTCAGGGCTTCAGAAAGTTGTTGCTGATTGGCCTGTAGCGCATCAACCTTTTCCGCGAGAGGCTTGATAGCCTTTTCGGTATTGGTGGCGACGGCCTCGCTAACCATGCTGCCGATTTGTTCCAGTTCTTCTTTGGTTAAAGGCATGTCGCCCTCCATTTTGTGGTTTGGTGCAGGGTTATCCTGCGGTGTGAAAAATGATTTGAGCTTGTTGACGACGGCAACCCATGAACTCTGGCGCTGAACCTCTGTCCAGGTATCGTCAAAGACAATCTTTCCGCCCTCAGATTTGTATCCGTAAACCTTCGGATCGCCATTGTTGAGGATGATTACGGCCTGCGAGTCAGTGAAGTCAGCCACCCAGGCGTATTCTTTCTCTCCGGGAGCGAATTTATCTTTCGCATACTTCTCCAGACGCCGCTCTCGCTCGCGATAGGTTTCGCCAACCAGCGCACCGGAATTAGCCTTCAGTGGCGTGGCGAGGTCAGCGTTAACCATCATCCCTACCCCCTGCTCTGGCGTGGCCGCGCCAACCTCATCCAGAAGGATGGCGTCATGATCCATCGCGTGAATTTTCGCAACCCATGAAGCCCCCTGAGCTTTCTGCTCATCGTTCGCTTCCAGTTCTTCCAGGAATACGGCAACGCTGGTATGGATTGGCGGAACATCATCGCCTTTCTCCAGCGCCTCAAGACGCTCAAGAAGACGCTTGCCATCATCTGTACGCTTTGCCACTTCTGTGTCGATCCACTTCTCGACGTAGACACGGTTACCTGACTTCTTGACGTTTTTGTTCCACGCCCCGACATATCCCACATTCAAGCCTTCAGGACTGAAAGCCGAAACAAACTGGCCGTTTACCTGTGGATGTCCCAGCGGTGCCAGCGTCCCTTCCAGACCGGTATAGTGCTGGTCAATTTCGCTGGCAGGATAGAGTCCGCCGTTCATGACCACGTTTGCCGGGAGGGTGTAGGAGGGAACAACCCAGTGCTCACGTCCGTTGTGTTGTTCCCTGCGAATGGCTTTGCTGTTCACTTTTGAAGTGACATTAACCTGTACTTTCATTGAAGATTCTCACGTTTATGCAGCGTGCTTGCGCCCACAACCGCAATGCGAATAATTGGGAACCAGTCCTGCCTGCTTCGCTTTCTCCAGCCCTTTTCTGGCCATGTTGATAACGTTCGGGTAAAGAGGATTTCCCGCCTCATCAACGAGAACAGATACCTGAGTGCATTTGCAGTTGATTGCGTTTCCATTGATGCTGTACCACTCCCTCACATCTTCCGTTGTGTAGAGCTTTCCATGTCGTAACGCGTGAGACTGCCTGGTGGTCGTGCTGAGCGCTGACAAATGCAGTTGGCGGGTGAGTATCCCGTATTGCTCCGTTGCCTCATCTGATTCATCCCATCGACCACGGCGCAGCGCGGTGGTAATCTCCGTCCGGGCAATACGATTAGCCCGGCGAGACTCAATACCTGTCTGCTCAGTGATGCGCTTCGCTATCTCCAGCGGGTTCTGTCCGCGCCCCAGACCATCGGTCAGTATCCGCGCCATGTCGGCTTTCACGGTGGCACTGAAGTTCTTCATTTCCTCGAAGGTACGAGCACGAACCAGAATGAGTCTGCGGCGGTACGGCTCACTCAGGAGGATTGCCGATACGCTTTCCTGTCCTGCCGCGTACACGGCTGACTGCTGCGCCAGATTGGCAAATTCCTGCGCCGTGCCGCGCTGATACGCCGGGTTGACGTAATCAGTCCAGAACCAGAACCCCGTCTCGTTATCCGCACCCAAAATCTCATCCACCAGCAATGAGGCATTGCTGAGGAGCATTGATAGCTGGGTGGAGTCGAGTTCGAAGGTGTAGCGCTGGTTTACTGATGGTGATGCAGGAATGCGGTCGAGGATGTCCTTGTAGGCTTTGCCAATGCGTTTCATTCGCCTGGAGAACTCGTTCATTGCTCCGCGCTCAAGGCGGTCAGCGCCTGTCGGGTCTTTAAGGTTTCCGGGTAGTATCGGTGATTTCGCTTTCTTCTTCGTCATCATCTATCTCCGGAAGTGGTTCAGGTGAACCCTCATACCCGGCAGCCACACGAATCTCTTCACCAGTAAATACCTGCTCGCCTGTTGCTAATGATGCGCTGTTTATCTGCGACATCTTCTGCGCGGCATCCAGTTTTTCACTATCGCTTTGCGCATTAAGGTCGTCCCAAATAACTGTTTTATGGCCTATCGGGTCGATAATGCCGAGGTTAATCAACTTGTCGCAGAAGTCCTCAATCTCGAATGACAATTCGCCTCGTCGGGACTGGCAGCGAGCATTGAAGTACTTCTGGTCCTCTGTGCTGGAACGCTCGGCCTGCTGATTACCTACGAGAATGCGAGTCGGAATATCTACGCCAGCGGAAGCTGTCTGGAGGTTAACGTCGTAGGTTGCTGTTGGGTCTGCTACGGCAGTGACAAGTGGTGTAACTGTCGCCCCCTGCGTGGTCATTAACACATCGTTACCCCGGTTAATTTCCCCGGCAACTTCGTTAAACTTTTCCTGTAGCTCATCGATACTCACGCCATACAGCGACGCCAGATTATTGAAGTCGATTTCCTTTTCAAAGTTGACGTTAAGCTGGCGTGCAGCGTTCTTCAGGAACGACTCACCGGAACCACCTTCCACCTTCTCCAGACTGACAAAAGCGTTGTATGCAGGCTCAAGGAAACCTATCGCATCGTCTGTATAGTCACCAAGAATGAAAACTCGACCAGGGTGGATGTCGACACGGCGAGAGGAACCATTGGGTAGAATCTCTGTGTACTGCCACATCTTCGGCTGACCATAATTCTTTGAAACCACTCCGTCATGCCATTCGCTGACTTTCAGTGAACCGGCCCATGCAATACTTACTTTTTCCAGACCACGCCCTTTCGTTGGTTCCAGATTCCACGCTTTATTATCTCGAATATGCAGGAGAATTCCTGCATAGCGGCCAACGAGACGTCGCCGATCAGCATCAAGAAACGCGCGCCAAAGTCGGTTAGTGAAAACCTGCTTAGTTTTGGACTCCCAAGACGTTTCCATGCGTGTTTCATCTGACTTTTCACCCTCAATGATTTCAGGGTTTGACTGCCAGCATTTACCAACAAGCTTTTCTACGGCACCGTGAGCTATACCACCGCGGCGGTAGAGCTTGTAAAGGTCATCGAAGGTTAATTCTTCTTTGAATCCGTATTCGCACCAGGCTGAATTACGCTTAGCGTCCAAACCCATTGAAGGATAAAGTAGCCCCATGCGGGCGCGAGCAAGCCTGACGTCATTCAGCGCGTGATTGACGGCTAGTGTTAATTTGTCAGTCATGGATTGTCCGTTATGGTCGTTTAGGTGGTGGAGCAATTCCCCTGGCAGGATATTTGGTGGCACATGGCTGATAACCCGGCCCGCCTTTTCTTTTGCGTTCGCAGCCAGGGCATTTGCATTTGTTTTTCATGATTATTTCCCCCTAAGGCGCTTAGGAATCATCATCCCCATCGATTGAGGTTTGCGTTTGATATACCCGTCCAGACCGTATCGGATTCCATCCCAGCAGTGGTTGTACTTATCCTCGATAATCGGCAAGACTTCGCCAGTGATACGGTCTGTTTTGTACGAGTAAAGCCGCGCCTCTTTCGCTGTTTCTTTGCAGCGAGGATGGATGATGATCTTCTTAAATCCACGTAGGAAAGTGATGCCGTCCTCTACGCTACCCTGCCATTTCTGAGCAGCTGAGATGTTGAATCCCTGCCCTTTGATATGGCTGATAGTTTCTGGCCTGGAGTTGTCGGCTTTGATGGGCCATTTACGCGCTTCAGGGATACCGGGGAATTTCGCATCGTCAGTGACCTCCCAGTCCTCAAGCTGTTTCGGCGTGGCATCGGTTTTGCCTGCATAAAACTTCCACATATCGTCGAGCTCTACGCCATTGCCGTAGGCCTCGTATTCGATGTAGAGGTTGTTATCCAGAATGAACATGCGAATAAGCGTGCTGGGGTCTTTCGCGAATCCGAAGTCAGCACCGAACAGCAAGCGCTCTGATTTCCTCCATAGATTGTCTTCGAAGCTCTGCACGACGTATTTGTTAGCCAGCACCTGCTTATCTGAGTTTTCGAGGTAAGCCCCCTCCCATATCCACGCGTAATCTGCGTAATCAAGGTTTGCCAGGTCTTCCTGTCGCTCTTCCTCAAGCACCGCGGGGAACCATGGATTGTCAACATAGTTCATCTCGACAATAATTGAGCTTTTTGGGGGATTCTTTCTGAAAAGTTTGTCGGTGGCGCTGCCGTCCTTCTCCGGGTTCCACGTAACCCAGATTTCTGAGCCTTCTTCACGAACGGTCGGGCGAAGCTTTTTCCACGCAGTCGAAGAAACAGACTCGGCCTCGTCAACCCAGGCTACAAGAATTCGCGCTTTTGATTTGATGCTGTCTAGGTTATGGCGAAGACCGCAGAATACATAGCTGACCTTGCGGTTCTTTGTCCTGATGTATTTCTCTCCAATGTCGAAGTAATCGTCAAGCCACGCCACGGAGCGAATTGCCTGCTTTACCTCCTCCATGGAGGATTCTTCCAGCGAGTTCATGTATTCTCGAGCGCACAGGATAACTCCACTGATATTGGCTTCTGCCGCTTGATACGCTTTGACGGCAGTCATTAGTGCAAAAGTACGCGTCTTAGCAGATCCACGTCCACCGTGAGCACCACGATAACGGACTCCTTCTGTCGCGAATACAGGAACTAACTTGGCAGGTATCTGGAGGTCAACTTGGCTTTCCATTGGCTGGGTCAACTCCTACCAGGCGAATAGTGGTTGGCTTCGTTGCCATGGTTCCATCAGATGAGGTGTGATCGATAATCTGCTTATCAAGGCCGACCAGCTTAGCTTTGCCCATTGTCGCCGCTACAGCTGCAGATGATTGTGGCGTCTCGGCGCTTAAGGCTTTTTGTCTGGCCTCTTCCAGTTCAGCGAGGAGAGAATCGACGGTGACGTTATGGCGTTGCTTAATCTCGCCCCTCAATTCTTTTATCCTTAGGGCTATCTTAGGGTTATCCTGCAACTTACATGCTTGAACATGTACTGCCTCCGGCTTCATCTTGTCAGCAGCATACGCCGTCCGATAAGCCTCAGAAGCATTACCCGTTTCGATGTATGCCTGACAGAAAGCTTCTTGCTTAATTGTCAGACCTGTCATATTGGAATATTCCACTAGTTATTGAGTATCATGCCTACAGGCACACATAAAACATATTCTGCTTTATCGAGCCTTTACGATAGAAAGCTCTGTAAAACACTCTCGATTTCTTCTACCCCCGCATCGAGATGGCGAGCAATGAGGGATAAACCAGCCATCGAAAAAGCTGCAAACCCCGGTATGCATCGTTATTGATTATCATTGCACACTCACGCAGAAGGAGCTCCCATTAAGGGCTGCGGTCATTGTTAATGCGATGATACTGCGACGATACAACGCTGTTATTTACCCCACTTACTGGCTTGGGTTGTTTCGCGGTACTGCTGCTAATTGGTGACCTGGAATAAATTCCGGTTTCATTATCAAGCCCACCCGTAGATGGGCTTTGTAATGGCTACTTCGCTTTTGATTCCGCTCGCTTACGCCGGCGCTCTTCTTTCCTCTCGGCTTTTGCCATGTCCATGAATGCCTGCATGATCGAGTTCCGCATCATGTAGCTAACAAAGTGATGATTGACACAGCCGTTGAGGCGCAGCTGCTCGCCAAACTCATCCACCGAGGCCAATGCTTCCATCATGCCCTTCTCACCTTTCATGAACTCTGAGAAGTCGCGCCCCGCTCTGGAGGCGCATTCAATGACACGATCACTCATCCCGGAAGCCCTGGGATCGTAATCTGCAGCTGGTTAGCCAGGGAGTTAATCTCGGCGACCAACACTGGCTTCGTATAGCGCCATGCCGCGAGGCCTTGTCCGCAGAAGCTCGCCATGTCTTTCTTCTGGTCAAACTCATGACATTTCATGTTGAGCTGCGCACTTAAGCTGTTCCGATGATGAAGCTCTCCGGTGAAGTAGTCATCGAGGACTTTATAGGCTGCATATTTAAATCCGGGGTTTAGCCATGCTGCGTAATCATAAGCAACGAACTTTCCGCCATAAGTTCCACCGTGCACACCGCGTTCCGTAAAAACCACAGATTCGTGGTTTTTCTCCAGCTCGGCTAAGAACTCTTTGGTCTGCTTGTTTCTCAGGTAGTGGTACGGAGATTCAGATTCACTTTTACCACTAGCTTTCCACATGTCAGTGAGGCAGATCATTCCTGATTCATCAACACGGATCGGTGTATTAAAAAGCGTGATTGCTTTCATAGCGTCTTTACCTTTTAGAAAGTGAGCCTGTCTCACAGAAAAGCCGCCCGAGAGAGGTCGCCACCTATAACGGCAATTCTCAGGCCCGCTTACTGAAAGGCTCTCGTTAATATGCGCGTGAGATGCGCTTTTACTGCGGATATAAAAAAGCCCCGCTTCTGCGAGGCATTTTCATGAAAGTCACTTGTCAAATTTCTATGCGAGGGAAATTATTTAAGGCATTGCGCCCTGATGTACTCCTGCAGGTAGTTAACCTGCGCGGTTATCTTGTCGATTCCACTTCTGAGACGGTAATAATTGAGTTCAGCATCTGCTGTAAGTCTTGGGCTTTCTCCATCGCCCATGCCGCTGGTTCCGGTCGTTGACTTTGCACAGGTGGCGGAGACTTGCAGGCGCTTACGCCCAGCAGAAACATCAGCACGGAGACTTTCGATAGTCGCGTTAGCATCAGCAAGCTCCTTTGTGTATCTGGCATCTAGGGCGGCAACGTCACGCTGGCGCTTCATCATGTCGGTAATTGTCGCGTTCGCCAGCGCCAGCTTATGAGTAGCGGTATCGCGCTGCTCTTTGTATTTCACGGCGTTACCGTGGTAGTGGTCGGTAGTCCACGCCAGCACTGCGGCCACAATCAGCAGCACAACAATCACGCCAGTGGCTACGCGGTTCATTTCTGCCCCCACGCACACACTTCGTGCTCTATCTCGCGACGCGTTATCAGCCCTTTCCACTGCTTACCGCCAGCGTATGTCCAGCGACGTAGCTGATCACATGCGCCTTTGATATCACCCTGATTTATTTTGCGAAGAAGTGTCGATGTTCTGAAGTTTCCTGCGCCAACATTGTAAACGAACGAGTAAAGAGCGCCGCGCGTTGTTTCCGGTATATCGACTTTGATGTACGGGTTAATTTGTCTGGCGACAGTGGCGAGGTCTTTATTCAGGAGAGCTTTGCATTCTGCTTCGGTATACGTTTTACCAGGCATGATGTCTTTTCCGGTGTGGCCATAACACACAGTCAACACACCAACTACGTCCTTATATGGTTTGTATCTGACACCTTCCAGACCATCGTTACCACTGGGGCCAGTGATTAACACAGATGCTATGGCAATAGCCCCGCCACTTATCGCCGCTATTACGCTATTTCGTAGTGCCGGTGACATTGCCATTCAATCTGTCCTCACGCTCTTTGCGCTTGTAGTACCAGTTGATGCCAAATGTGCCGACAGTACAAAGAATACCAATGATTACAGCCCAGTCATTCAGGGAGAGAATGCCCCCCATCGCAGTCAGTCCTCCGAAGCTGTAACTGAACCATTCTCTGATTTTGTCCATACGGTACATGCTCTACCCCTTCATTGAGGGGATTTGCTCTATTTAATTAGGAATAAGGTCGATTACTGATAGAACAAATCCAGGCTACTGTGTTTAGTAATCAGATTTGTTCGTGACCGATATGCACGGGCAAAACGGCAGGAGGTTGTTAGCGCAGCCTCTTGCCGCCCATTCTCACGAAGCCCAGCCAAGCGCTGGTTTTCTTTTTTGGCAGCGTCCTATCCCGTCACCACGAATGAGAAAGGGTATCTGGATGTGTTCTGGTGATTGGTGATAGGACGCTTTCAGAAAGGTCGTGCTTAAAACGCAAAAAGCCCCGCATCGCTGCAGGGCCTTCTTTCAAATCCACCTTAACAAAGGACGGATTTCTACTGTTAGGGTTATGATATTCTACTTTTCGTCATTTTGCAAGATGCAATCGTTACCGGAATCAAACTTCGCTGGTAACTTTCGATAAAACTACATTTGCAGCAGACTCCTCCATTTCAACCTCGCTAATCAATGATTCATAGAATGGCTTAATAGCCTTATCCCATACGCCTGGTGAAATTGCATCGGTGAACTGACATATCGCACGAAAGCATGAGGACGCAGGTATGCGCTCATACCCACGACCTGAGCACTGCTTGCAGGATGAATAAACTGGAGCGCCCTGTAGTTCTGATTTCTTCCTGTCCAGCGCTATGCCACGCCCACGGCATTTAACGCAAGATGTAGATACAACACCTGCGCCATTGCATTTAGTGCATAGTAATTCCGTTACCTCCACAGCCGTCTTTGCAGGAGTTTTCTCTCCACACCCGGGATGTTTAACGATCCGTTCCTTTTTCCTTAAGACTCCGCGCCCCTTGCAGCACGAACACGTGACATTACTAGCTGCCGACCGGCAGTAATCCTGATACGCGAAAGTTGCGAGCGTTTGCACTACTTTCCCTTTAACATTGGTATCAAGTTTGCGCAAGGCAGCCACCTTGTCGCAATGCTTCATCCCATGCTGTACCAGTAACTGAATTGCCTTACGCTTATCGTTGTCGCTCAGGTTCATCTTGCCGCTGAAAGCACTGAACCCGAGCGGAGCGCGACTTTGCACCATACCAAATGCTGCCATCACATCGGTATTAGTCAGTGAGTCTGATGCTGTTGCTCTCGGTGAATCTGATAGTTGAGGAGACTTCGGAGAGTGGAATTTCACAGTGTTTTCAAGATTCATGCTTTCCCCTTATCCGCCTGAGCTAAATACCTGTCAGCCTGGATTAGTGCATTGCATTCCCTTGCCAGAAGGGAGCGGCGTTTAAAACGCATTGGCGGGAAGTAGAATTTTGCTGAGAGGATGTTAATTGCTTCACGGTTATGGATTGGCTTTATCATCATGCAGCCTCCCTAATAATGTGATCGTCCCTCAAATACAGGCCGCCAAAGCTGTATCTAACCCCCTCCCTTACGTCTTCAAGTTCGCAAAATGGGAAATAGCTCAGATAGAATTCTGCAGCTCTGTCGGCGGCACTAAGAAGCTCTGTCGCGTCATTTACTCGCATCACAAAAACAACATCCTGAAAGATGGCTGCTGTTTCACATGGGTATTTGATTTTCTTTACATATTCACGTGTCATGCAGCATCGCCTCCCGCCTGCTTGTTCAATCCAAGCCGGTTCACCAGTTCACGCTCTCGCTCATGCAGATAATCCATCGCCTTCTGGTGTTGCTCCGTCATCTCTCTGACGCTGCGCAATTCAGCTTCGTCACGTTCACGCTGCTGTTTTGCCTGGTTAATGCTGGTTATGCTGCACATTGAGATTCCCCCATGCGGAGTTGAATTCCGTCCTGATACCAGTCTGGCAATGTGAAATCGATGCGCCCTGTAACACCATGCGCCCTTAGCTCCTGTAACCGCTTCAGTTCGCTCTTCATGTGCTGGTATAGCTCATCCATCTGCCAAGGCTTTAAGCGCACAGGAATGCACGCCAGACGCGCTACACGCTCTATTGTCATCTCCCCATAGACAATCTCCGCATGCGCGGTGAATTCGTATGGGTCCTCTTCGAGTTTTCGGTGACAGCCAATGCAGTGGGCGAAGGCGTTATAGGGATGGTATCGGGTTGCTTTGTGTCGTCGGGATTTGAAGTGGGAGCAGTGGAGTTTTTGTCTTTCGTGGTGGAATGTTCGTCCGCAGTAATCGCAGATCCAGTCCGTTCGCTCCCTCACCAGTTGGGAGAAAACGTCATCAAACTTATCTCTCTTTAGTGCCATTGCGTCCCCCTTTTGTCATTTTTTCAGCATATTCAGGCCAGTGCTTTTTAAGTATTCCGTAAGGAACCCTCAGGCTTATTCCATGTCGATTAGCCCAGTTAACCAGGCTGTTTCTGGTTCTGCCAAGTGCCGCCGCCATTACTTCTGCCGGAACCTTACCGGCGACGCGCCTGATGTAATCCTGCTCCCTCGGTGAATATGGCTTGACGCTATTCATCGTCTTCTTCCTCGTGCATCGAGCTATTCGGATCGCTCATCAGTTCTGCGCAACAGTGCTCACAAACGTGAACTTCCAGCACATGCAGCTTCTGACCGCAGTTAGCGCACGTTAAAGCCCGCTCGACGCTTTCTTGTTCGTAACTTCGATTTGGGTCAATCACCTTGTTTTCCTCTCGCGTTCTCTAAGCCACCGGATATCCCACAGGTGAGCCGTGTAGTTGAAGGTTTTTACGTCTGATTCATTTGGTGCTGGCTTGGGTTTATTTCTGGAGCGTTTCGTTGGTAGGTATTTGCAGTTTTCGCAGATTATGTCGGTGATACTTCGTCGCTGTCGCCTCATGCCGCCCTCCTGACGCCCTGCCCGATCGCCATCAATGTCGCTTTGGATACGGTAGTAAACATCCGTCGAGGACTGATGAACGGTCGCCAAATCAGCAGCATGGAGCCTTTGCTGTTTCCCTTCTTCTCCAGCCCTGTCGATGGTTCGATAAAATTAATCCGTCCATCAGTGATAATGCGAACTTCGTCGACACTCTCCAGAGCCTTGCTGAACCATCCGACTGACATATCCTCTGGCACAAGCATCACTACCGTCTGTCGCTGTTGTATGCACTGCTCAGCGGCTTTTTCCACCCCACGGCCTGATATTGCTGTACGGTGGGTTATTCCAGATTGCACCGTGGCTTAACCACTCAGAATTGAGCGCGTCGTCGGCCTCAGTTAGCCAGTGAGCGCACAGAGTGTTTTTGTCGCTCGCTGCCGAATCCAGCCAGAATCCAAACTCAATATCCAGTGCATCAAAAAGCCAAAGCGGCGTTTGCCAGCAGTCCTTGTCGTGTGCTGGCGTATTTGATTTGATAGTCATGCAGCCTTCCCTTTTCGTTGTGACCATTCATACTCTCGCCGGGAGTCATCACTCCACCGCACGTTGCGCTCTGAGCCGAACCAGAACATGATTTCGATAAGTTCTGTCATGCTGGCCTTTCGCATTTTGCTGGTACGCACACCAAACATAACGACTCCGCCATCAATGCCCGGAGCACTTCTCTGATTCTGCTTTTTCGTCTTCAGCCATAGCGCGGTGAAGATGTCTTTCCAGTCCGCCTCGTCGTAACGATTTCCATGCCATAGCACCTGTTGAGACACGTCATGCAGCATCGGCCATAAACGGTCGTTCTGCGCTTTGGTTCTCTTGGGCTCTTTGATGTGGACTTCGTGTGGTGACTTTTCGTCTAGGGGTATTGCGAGGATGGCGTTTATTGCTGACTGCTGTTGCTGCTTACTTCGAAGGAAGATGGTTTGTTTCATCGCCACCACCATTCTATTGCGATGTGGCCTATCCAGAATGCTCTAATTGGCCCATCATACCAAAACGAGAAATATCCCCACTTTACTTTAGGCTGCCACGATATCGAGATGTGCCAGCCTGGTAGCTTCAGTCTCATACTCACTCCTTCACTTTGATTCCAGCGACGTGGATGGCTTCTGCGCATTCCTGAATTCCAGCGTTTCTTCCATCATCCCAATCAACCAGGTCAGGAATGGAGTAGTCATCGCTGGAGATATCATTTTTTGCTGGCAACTCAATCGAAATAGCAGAACGTGAAGCAGACCATATTTTCTCTCCCCATCCCTCAGCGCAACTTTTCCGAAGCTCTTCTTGCTCAGGGTGTCTCCACCATTCCAAAAACTGCTTTCTTGATTCGTCCATATCAATCCCCGTTAATCGTTTCACTCACGAATCTGACAAAACCAGCCATGTTAATTTGCATGAGTTTTTTCAACACCTTGTCTCTTCGACTACGTTTTGGTTTTGGCCTGTGGTTGAATCTTTCACAAACTGGAAGGCTTGATGATTTCCAGTACCTATTACGCCTTGCTCCATCTTCCGCCATATCGGCATGAATAAGGTCTGCGAGTGTGCTCATATTCACCTCTCCAGTTACATTGGTTTTGTAATGTTGCTAGTCATCTTGCGAATAAAAAGATGCGTAAGTAGCCTTGCTTCCCACATGTAAATCTCTTCAAGGCGAGATAAATCTACGAACACCGGACCTTTGTAATCTGGTCTTGATGCCCTTATGTATGAGCTAATAGTTTGTGCATCTTGCTCGTCCAGATTCATGACTTCCCTCTTCCCCAAATAAAAAGGCCTGCGATTACCAGCAGGCCTGTTATTAGCTCAGTGATGTAGATGGTCATTGCCAGTACTCCTCATTGTCACGGTCTCTCCATGTGAGCCATATAAACTCATAGACGAACGGGATAAATGCTTCAAAAAACAGTTTCCACTGCTCATCATAAAATCCTGTCGCTTTATCAACCATCAGTTCTATTGGATGCTGCCTTTTTGGTGGTCGGCTTACTCCTGACAGCCTTTCGAATTGAATAATTAATTCTTCTTCGTCGATACATCTGCTCAAAACAGCAATGAAGCGGGGATTCAAAAGCATTTCTGGCATTATTCGGTTAATCATTCAGTACTCCGTAACGTTTTCCTGTCGCCACGCTTCGTCATATTCCGATTTCGGCATATTGGCGATGTAGTTGTATGGGGATGCATCTTCCGTTTGCAGGAACTGGTGAGACTGTTCGTCAAGAAATAACGGCACACCACCTTCCCACCCTTCCCCGTTTCGCTGCTTCTCAAGCATTAAAACAGATGCGGGCGCAGCAAGAAGTTGCTGGTCTTTCTCGTTAATTTGCTCGCCAGCCTGAACGCGCTGTAACGCTCTCTCGCGAGCTTTATTGCGCCAGATGATAAACAGGTTATCTGTCAGGTCTGTAATCGCTCCTGAGCCTTTTACGTCCATCTTTCCGGTAGGTTTCTCCTCGCTGTCTCCCTTTCTGGAGTGAGTGACGAGAATAATGTGAGAGTTGGTTTTATTCTTGAAGTCGCACAGCGCGTCAACAAACGCCTTTTGCCCGTTGTAATCGTCATCGCCAATCCCGCACTTCATGAGGCTGTCGATGATGAATAACTGGATGCCGTATCGCCGCCTGGCGTATGTGAAAATTTCAATCAGGCGTTCAGCCTTGGCTGTACCTGTCAGGCCAAATAACCAGAGCCGGTCATCGTAAAACTTAAATGCTGATTCGATTTCCAGAACTGGCGGCATTTTGCAACATGTAGACTGCCGGGTCAGGCGTTTAAGCAGAATCCCGGGCTTCAGTTCAAGCGATGCGACGCATGTTTTTACCCCCTGTCTCATGGCCTCAAGCGCCATATGCCCGACAACCTCCGTTTTTCCATGACCGTTCACGCCATTGACCAGAGTTAACTCAGCCTCACGGAACTGGAAGTTGTAAGCCAGCGTTTCCCACGGTGGGTTAAACAGATACTGCTGTTTTCCGTAGAAAGCATTGACTGTATCTTGGTAAAACTCACGAGCGCTGTAGAGTTCTTCGGGGTCGAAATATGACGCTGTCCCGATGTACTGCCAGATTTCATCCTCGGTGACGCCGTTCATCAGGCATTCGTTGATATCTTTGTGTGGCAGTGTAACCAGACGACAGCGATGTTCGCCCAGTCGGCTTGCGATTTCCCTTGCAGCTTCGCGACCTACATCATCAACATCCATCGAAATGAATATTTCCTCAAACCTGTCGAGGTTATGGTATTCAAACTCAATCCACTGTTGTTTAGCGCCTTTCCCGCCACCGAACGGGACAGATAGCGCCGGAATTCCGTATTGCGCATAGCTCATGCAATCAATTTCGCCTTCGCAAAGTACAACCGCCCTCACGCCAGCATCGAGAGCTTGCCATCCGAACAGACAGGGTTCACAGTCACCTTCTGCCATGATGACTTTCTTCCCGTCCGGACGTTCGGTGCTGATTCTCTTGACCTGCAACAACTCCCCATCGCGTTTGTACGGAAGCACCAAAGCATCCAGTTCTCGCTCTCCATTCCACACCTTGCCGCTGACAACCTCGTAGCGCTTTACGACTTCTGGCGATATGCCACGCGATTGCAGGTACTCAAGATGGGATTCTGTTCTGGTAACGTAACGGGCGATTTTCTTGCGGTCAGGTCTGGAGAATTTCTTCTCACGTCTGGCGTCGAAATGGTGATCATCATCCTTGATGCCGAGAAATGCCTTCGCCTCCTGCATAGCCTGATGCAGGTTAATTCCACGACATGCCATCCACAAATCAAGCATGTCACCGCCGTCTCCCTCAGCGAAATCAGCCCATTTTTTCTTACCGCTAAGGTTAACCTTCAGGCTGTTTCCCTTGTCGCCGTTGACGTTGCCAGCAACCCACTCATGCCCCTCTTTCTTGCCGTTTGGCAACAGGTGCGGGGCCACCCTGTCAACCTGCGCCCATAGCAGGTCGCTAAGTTCACTTGGCGTCATGATTCCCTCAGATTGAGATTTTTAAACCAGAAATCGACAAACGAAATACTTAACCAGCCGTGGTTATAACCAGCGACCAGTAGCGATTTGATTCTGGATTTCATGGTTCACCTGTCGAAAAACACGTAGCCAGTTTTCGATACGGTGATTGCGGATGATGGTTTGGATTGTGGTTGAATTGTTTCTGGCTTTTCGTCGTTCCAGCGCTGACCGTTCAGGTAGCTCGATGGTAACAACCTGTCGAATCCGAACTGCTTACCATTCCTGCATGCGATGTCTTCTGCCAGCATCGTGGCAAACTCGCTTGCCGTCCCCCTGGTAGTTTTACGCCACTCCCTGAACTGTGTTCTGAATGCCGAAGCTGCGTTTTTCTTACCGGCTTTCCGCATGCCTGCACACCAGAATATTTCCTCGAATGCCTTGTCGGTTTCTTCGTAACGGTCAGGTGATTTTTCACACTCCGTCCGAACACTTTCGGACATAGTATTTTTATTATTTCTTTTTTCTTTTGTAATAGTTTCTTTTGTGTGTCCCTGTTTTGGTGACAGCGCTGTCACCGTTTTGGTGACACTTTTTGTCACCAATGCAGTGACATTATCACCAGAGTAGTGACAGCCTTCGATTTGCCATTCCTCGATGTTCTTGTTTGGCCCGATTTGCTGGCCTTCGCGAAGGATAACCTTCATCGCGATAAGCTCATTCTTGGCCTTGTTTACCTTCTGTCTTGGCAGCCTGGTAATTTGAGCTAACTGACTATCAGAGATGCGATCCATCTTTTTACCGTAGCCGTATGTTTTACGGCATATGGCGTGGGCAACCTTGCTCTGATTTTTCGTTAAATCTGCGCCGATAAGCTCTTCATACAGGGCATTTGCAAGACGGGTATAACCATCTTCAACTTCTGCCACACGACGCTCCACAGGCCGTTGTGAAGGCCTTAAATGTGTTACGGTTGCAAGATTACTCATGACCTTTCTCCTTCTGCATCAGCTTCACCTTTTCCAACTCAGCCCGGAATCGACCAGGCTGCTTGAAGCTGGATAAGAACCGATCACGTAGTATGTTTTTGTGTAATTTGTCCTGGTCAGGACTGAGCTGTTTTGGCATAATTACTCCTGTGGATTGATCCAGTCTTTCTACATCAGGCCTCGAAGAATTCGCCGTTCTTCGGGGCTTTTTCTTTTGTCAGGTAGGTAGCAAGTCGCCTGGTGAGCTCTGCCATTTCCTCGTCTTCGATTCCATACTCCAGAACCGCAAGCATCATGCTGACCTGAGAGAAGAAACCGTTCTTCCATCGGCTTACCTGGTATTCAGGAACACCCATAGCTTTAGCGAATGTCTTCTGGCCCATCATGGCTAACTTGTTGAGTAAAGTGGACTCAATGCGAGCCGCCTTCTTGCTTTTAGTTGCAACTACGTTCATTCAAAATATTCCTTAGAAATTAGATAGAGTTGGATTCGCAAATACACGCAAATCCGTTTAATAGATTTACCGCGTTGTCGGCGGTTCAGATTGGTAAAGAGCGTTGATACTTAACTTGCTGCCAGTAAGTCGGCTAAATCAGGACGAAGTTCTCTGGCTTTAATTCTTCCTCCTGTAGCTTTTACGATTGCTGCCACATACTTAGCGTCAATGCCGCCACCATGTAACCAACGCCATACAGTTGGCTGCTTAACTCCACACAAAGAGGCGAGTTTTTGCTGGCTTCCTGCAATGGCAACAGCTTTTTGTATTGCTTTGTTAGTCATTGCTTATTCCCTTTCGTATAACACACAACAAATAATAGCAATGAGTATTAATCAAAGCAATAGCAAAACGTGTTTTGACCATTAATACGCAAGCGTATAAATTGAATATTATGAAAAAAGAAACTCTCTCTGACCGTCTCAACAAGGCAATGGAACTAGCTGGTATGTCTCAAGGTGCTCTTGCTAAAGCGTCAGGCGTTGCTCAGCCAACGATCTGGCGTTTGACAAGTGGAAACGCTCGTGGGTCAACAAAGATTGTTGAAATAGCAAACGCGTTAGGTGTTAGTTCGGAATGGTTGTCTACCGGAATTGGTCCTATGAAAAAAGATGGAACTACTCCGATAAACGCATCTCCATCATCAAACACATTTAAAATCGATATCCTAGATCTTGAAGTAAGCGCGGGTCCTGGCGTTATCAATCGAGAATTCGTGGAAATACTCCGCTCGGTTGAGTATTCGCAGGACGATGCCAGACACATGTTTGATGGTAGAAAGGCTGAAAATATCCGCATCATAAATGTGCGTGGGGATAGCATGTCAGGAACTATTGAACCAGGAGATTTGTTGTTTGTAGACGTAAGCATCAAAAACTTCGATGGGGATGGGATATACGCCTTCCTCTATGACGATACCGCACATGTTAAGCGGCTCCAGAAGATGAAAGATAAACTATTGGTCATATCTGATAATAAGAGTTATTCAGCTTGGGACCCAATTGAAAGAGATGAAATGAATAGGGTTTTTGTCTTTGGAAAGGTGATTGGAAGCATGCCGCAGACCTATAGGAAGCACGGTTAGCCAGCTAATGGCCTGATGAGATATTCGGGTGATGATGGATAATGGATGTTTGGGTAAGGAGGATAGATGGCGTTTACTGACCTTGAATATCAGGCGGTCAAAAAGGAAGTTCACCAATTCATTGAAAGCATAAGGCCACCTGAGCACATTCGTAATGAACTGGATATTGTCTATAGCATCAATGACCAGACGATAGATATCGGTGAACAGCGCCCCGTGTGGCAGGGTAAGCCTGGTGAAACAAGCGTCCTGCCATCAGCAAGAATCAAGTACATACGCTCTCTGGATAGATGGAAAATCTACTGGATGCGGAAGGATATGCGCTGGCATCTGTATGACACAGCAGAAACGCTTACGGAAGCGTTAGAGGTGGTCATGGTTGACCAGGATTGCTGTTTCTTCGGGTAAGCCTGATGAGACCGCTTGAGGATAGGCATTGCTTTTCCGGTGATAGTGAGCCGTCATGTTGGCCTGGTCAATAACATAATATTATTGTAAAATAAAGAGATACTTATGTGCGAAGAAAACAATCTGGGTGAAAAACCAATGCCGAAGTCAATCTGCTTTTTCAATCACAAGGGTGGCGTCAGCAAAACAACCACGGCTTTCAATATTGGCTGGGGTCTGGCGAGCGCCGGGAAAAGAGTAATGCTTGTTGACCTAGACTCACAATGCAATTTAACTGGCATGGTTCTAGGGTATACAACCGTAAGCGAAAACCTTGATGCGTTCTACAGCAGCAGATATAACCTTACAATGGAATCCATTGTCGATGCCTTGATGAATGGAACATCTATAGAAGATGTTGTAAACGGCAGTTCGGCAAAGCTTTTTGAGTGTCAGAATGACAACCTTTATCTTCTTCCTGGGCACTTAAGTGTATCAATGCTTGATTCTCAGATTAGTGTAGCACTGAAAATTGCTTCAGGCGTGCCACTAACCCGCAACCTTCCAGGTAACTTACCAAAATCAATCAATCTGATCGCGCAAAAAAATAACATTGATTACATAATTTACGACTTAAGCCCTAGCGTTGGAGGCTTGAATGAGCTTGCGTTGATGTCCAGCGACTTTTTCATTGTTCCTGCAACCCCTGACTTCTTCTGCTGGCAGGCGATAAATTCTCTTGCCGAGACAATTTCAATATGGCATTCAGAGCTTGAGTTTTTCAAGCAGACCGCCAGATCGTCAACGGCAGTAAACATCACAAACAAGCCGAGATTTATAGGGGCCATCCATCAGAGATACCGCCCTAGAAATGGAATGCCTGTAAAATCCTTTGAGCATTGGGTAAACGAAATTCATGGAGCCGTAAATAATGTGTTGGCACCAGCATTGCATAAAATTGGATGCTCTGTTACGGAACAAGAAATTCAAGATTCCCTGAACGCCACAGACACACCCCACCTTCGAGCTTATGACTTAGCTCAAATATCAGATTTTAATTCCCTTATAGCCATTAGCCAGAAGTTGTCAAAGCCAGTATTTGCGATAACTGATGATGATTTAAGAGAAGACGGCAAAGCTGGCAATGTTTTTGAAACTATGCGCGATAATAGAAATACATTTTTCCAGCAGTTCGAAAGACTATGTCAGCGAGTTTTAATGCTTACAGCTTAATCTCTAACTAGCCCGGCCACCGAGCCGGGTTTACTTTGCCCTACTCTTCCAGCAGCTTCACCGCCAACTCCATAACCTGAATCTGGTCAATATCCCACTTGTCCAGACCCTTTGATAGTTCCGTTCGTATCACGTCAGCTATAGCCACTCTTTTGGTCTCATGACCCTCAGCAACCATAGCAAAAACGACATCACCGACAATCCTGCACATTTCCTGATAGCGCAACTGCGCCAGTTCCTCGTTTTTCACACTGATTCCTCGCTCATTTTTTGTTCAGAACAGTATGGCATAGAGGATTTATAAAAATAAATTCATTTTGCTATCAACAACATAACAACAAAAACCATTAATTAATAGCAAAACGTATTGATATGAATAATACTCAATGCTATTGTTTAGCCATCAGCAGGACGCTGGTAGCCAAACGGAAAGGCAACGCTCTTTAACTTCGATGATGCGCTGACAAAGCGCGAACAGATACCAAACGAGATGGGTTTGGCGGTGTGTAGCTCAGCAGGTAGAGCGGATTCGTGGGCTAAGCCGTGGAATCGCGTCACCAGTTCAAGTCTGGTCACACCACCAAAGCCATTTCACATGAGGATTAAATCATGACGGTTATCACCTACGGGAAGTCAACGTTTGCAGGCAATGCTAAAACTCGCCGTCATGAGCGGCGTAGAAAGCTAGCCATAGAGCGCGACACCATCTGCAATATCATCGATTCAATTTTTGGCTGCGATGCTCCTGATGCTTCTCAGGAGGTTAAATCGCATCGTGTTGACAGGGTAACAAAAGCAGTTTCACGTGCCGGGAACAAGGTTAAGCAAGAGAAAGTAGAGCGCAAGCAGAACCGAATTTACTACCACGATGCTAATCCGCTCGGAAATAAAATCCACGCCGTACAGAAGCAGCGCGGAAAATCAATTCCGGCTTATTACGATTGAGGTTAATGATGAAATTCAAATTGAACGATGAAGTTAAATGGTCAAGCTCATCAAACGGTGTAACGAAGGTAAAAATCGGGTTTATCGTCGAGGTGATTCCTCCTGGTGTCAACGTAAAAAAATTCGAACTAGGCCGTCTGCTAGATGCACCTGGCCTTCCGAGGAAAGAAGAGAGCTATATAGTTTGTGTAGGTCCAAGACCCGGATCTCGTGCCAAGCCAAAATATTACTGGCCGCGAGTTAATAACCTGCGTCACTTACACGATGACAAATAGAAGTGAATATCATTGTTTTACTTTTTCGCAGCAAACCACTTATTTGAGGTGATATATGGAAGAACAAGCAAACAAGATTCTCGTAGAACTACTGCAAAAAGCCAGCAATGGAATAGACGCGGCTGTTTCATTCAGCCAAGCGCAGATTCCTGATGTTGTTCATCAGTTGCTGCTATGGAATATGGTTGACAGTCTGATTAAAACATTAATAGCCATTCTAACAATCCCACTGGTTTTCTGGTTTATGAAGAAGCAGTGCCAAAGAGTTGAGACAGGTAAAATCGGTGATGAAGGATACTCATGGGAGAGGGGAAATCCCAAATACAGGCCGACAATGGTTTGGGATAGCAAAGGAGATATTAACCTTCTTATCATGCCATTGGTTGGAGTTTTGACTCTGTGGGGGATTTTTATTATTGGTGTAGTAACCAATATGACTTGGTTAAAAATTTGGCTGGCCCCAAAGCTTTACCTTATCGAATATGCAGCATCATTGGTTAAGTAATTTCAGGCCGCATAGTCGGCCTTTATTTTTGGCATAAACAACAGAATAAACACTGCACTGAATTATTTGAGGTGAGATATGACAAAATCATGGAGCGTACCTTTTCCTGAATCAGAAACTGAACATGATGGAATGCCTGTTTTCTGGAGATTCCAAGCGACAGTTGAAGAAGATGGAATCAAAATATTCGCACTTCAATATATAGCTTTTCATCAGACAGAGCATTATGCATGGTTGGTTCCTGCGCATTGGATTGTTAATTTTAAACCAGCACCAAATAAGTGGTTACAGGAATGGAAACAAAAGAGAAATAGATATGCAATTAAGAAAGTAGCAAAAAATGCAGAAAGATCTTTTGCATTCCCAACGAAGAAACTTGCCATTGAAAGTTTATTGCGCCGGAAGAAATACCATTTAATGAGAATCAAACAAGATTTGGCTGTTGTATCAACTCTTGTTGATGGGATGAAGAATATTGATACATCAACACCAGATATTGAATATAACTTTGGACACAACCAAGAAACAGAAAATTGGGTGTTTTATTAGTACGAATAAGCACTGTGTATTCATTCCAACGAGTGAATACACGGAGCAATGTCGCTCGTAACTAAACAGGAGCCGACTTATTCTGATTATTGGAAATCTTCTTTGCCCTCCAATGTGAGGGCCTTTTTATATGCATACCAATAACGCTTCACTCGAGGCGTTTTCGTTATGCAATCAAACAGAAGGAGCATCCTATGCAACAGTTCGCTATTGCAGGGGCGGCATCGGTTCGCCCTTTCAACCCGATTTTATCGGTACAGCATTCACGAAAAAATATTTTAACCGGAGCAGACTTTAAACAACCAAGAATGAAAAGTTTGCTCGAAAAACTTTGGGATATTTTGAAACAACAAGGCCGTCCATGAGTTTTACAGATAACTGGTCAGACGAAGAATTCATTCGTCAGATGAAAGATTTAATCGGTAACGAAGGAGATATTCATGTCACTTGCAACCACAGTGAAGGAGAGCAAGTTACAGAGACGCATGTACACGCAGAAAGCTCTCTGGTATCGCCATAATGGCGACCGCGAAGGAATGCGGGTATGCCTTAATTTGTCCCGAGTCGAAGTATTAAATCAGCGTTATTTCCTTGGGCCATGTCCATTCTGAGGTGAATTATGGATTTGAATAAATTCGATGAGCCATTCAGCCCTGAAGATATCGAATGGCGAATACAGCAAAGCGGCAAAACACGCGATGGCAAGGTGTGGGCTATGGTGCTGGCTTATGTCACGAATCGGGCAATCATGAAACGCCTGGACGATGTTTGCGGCAAAGCAGGATGGCGCAATGAATACCGCGATATTCCCAACAACGGCGGAGTTGAATGCGGCATATCAATCAAGATTGATTCCGAATGGGTAACCAAATGGGATGCTGCTGAAAACACGCAGGTAGAAGCCGTCAAAGGTGGTCGTTCAGGTGCAATGAAGCGTGCTGCCGTTCAGTGGGGAATCGGTCGGTATCTGTATAACCTTGAGGAAGGTTTCGCACAAACATCTCTCGATAAAAAGCAGGGGTGGCACAGGGCAAAACTGAAGGATGGAACAGGATTTTACTGGCTCCCTCCATCGCTGCCGGGATGGGCCATGCCAGCATCAGGCAATCAACCATCACCAGAAAATACCAACCAGAAATCTCCATCGGTTGACTGCGAACAAATCCTGAAAGACTTCAGCGATTATGCTTCGAAAGAAACTGATAAGAAAAAACTCATCGAGCGTTATCAGCGTGACTGGCAATTATTGGCTGGTCACGATGATGCGCAGACAAAATGCGTTCAGGTAATGAATATCAGAATAAATGAGCTTAAACAGGTGGCTTAATGAGAAGATTAAACATAACTCCAGCTGAGATGGAGTCAGTTTGCGGTCGCATGGTAGCTTGCCGTGCAGCAGAACATCTGGGCCTAAACATAAATCAGTTTTATTACATAGCAAAAAAACTGTCATTAAAAACGGCATTCGTTAAGCCAAGATGGAGCGAAGACGAAGACAAAAGAATGCAGACGCTTATCTCATCAGGCTATACACAAAGAAATGTAGCAAAAATTCTCGGGCGAAGTGAAGAGTCGGTAAAAAGCAGGCTATCACGTTTACGAAAGAAATAACCCTATACGTACCACATTATTCGGATAACCTACCCTGGAGTAAATTATGCCTGCACCTCTATATGGTGCGGATGACCCGCGCAACTGCTCCGGTAGCTCCAAGTCGGAGGTGCTGGAAAATATCAAAAACAATCTCGACGCGTTTCTTGCTCTGCCACCGGAAACAAAAGCAGAACGGAAGTACCGACGCGATATACAACTCGCAGAAAAACAGGAAAAAGACCGAATAAACGAAACAGCAATCCGACCATTCCGCAAAGCCACTTACACCACATTCATTGAAATAGACCCGCGCCTTAAAAATTACCGTTCGCGTTACGGCGCTATCAGCAATAACTGAGGAATTCATCATGAGAGGTTTGTCCTACGACCCCGTAATTCTTCCATCGGAAATGATTATTCGACACCGCTTCAAGCCCATCAAAGATATTCCACGCGAAGAAATGCTGGCGAGAAAGAGTTTTCCATCAGTGAATGAAAACAAATATCTGAATGCAATGTTGCGGAGTGGGAAGAAATGAAAGAAGTGAAAATATACACAATTGTCAGTGACCAGTTATCACCACCAATAACAGGAGAATCATTCTGTACTGACATGGTGCGTCATAGTGATTATGCGGAGCTTGAGGATAAATACGCGGCGTTGGCGGCGGATAACGATAAAGCAATGGAGTCACTTAAGCAGGCTGATGCAGCTGTTAAGTTGGCACACGAGAAGTTTTCGGCACTGGCCGCGGAGAATGAGACGCTGAAATACCAAGAGCCAAAGCTGGCAGCGATGATGTCATGCCTTGATGCGTTCTATGCTGACGATGACGTCCCGGAACGAGCCATGATGACCGCCTATAACATTCTTCGCAAGTCGGTAGGCACCCCAGCCACCGACGAGTTTCTGGCTGAGGTGCGGGCAAGTGCACGTAATGAAGGTATCAACTATGCCGCCAGCCTTCTCGCCGCCGCATTCAATCACGGATTCCTCGATAAACCTGTATCAGAAGTTCTCGACGTGACACGCATGATTTTGTCGGCGAAAGAGGATTTATCCAATGACCCACTACCAGCGGATGACGGTTTGTCAGGTGAATACGCGGAGAAGGCGATAGAAGAATGGGCGGACCAAATTCGCAAAGGAGTGCAGTCATGAAACTTAAAATGTACACGCCAGACGGATCGGTGATTGTCGAAAGTAACCTGGTAACGCAGTTCTACCCTGACTTCGAAAGCGGAGGTGAGTTGACCACCATCGAAACAGTATCAGCTACCGGGGAAACTTTCTCGGTGAAAGTTAAGCACTCGTTTACGCAGGTGACTTGCGCACTGGCTACAGCATGGCGAGTTGACGAGAAGAAAGCAGAAGGAGCCGCGCTATGAGCATTCTCACCATTCTGAATTTCGGTCTCGCCTTAATGGGGTGGCTGTTCATCATGTTCAAAACAGGCCAGTGGTTTATCTCTATTGCGCTCAAACAATGGGATAAGCGCAAAAAGCAATCTCGTCGGCAAAAAGCAGTTAACGAATTTTATGATGCGTTTGACCTGTCCAGTATCGAACCTGGTACAACGGTTCGCCTAGCGACTAAAGGCGATCTGACAATCATGATGTTTCGACAGGAGTCCGCCCAATGAGCAACATCGACAAACAGGCGCTGCGTGAAGCGGCGAAGAGGGCTACGCCGGGGAATTGGCGCCGCACCTCATCACTGTTCAATGGCATCACGGTAACGCCGTTTTCTCTTTGCGGTAAAGAAGTGACGTTGGCCCATACTGTTGAGAAACGTGACGCGGAATTTATCGCCGCAGCCAACCCCGCCACCATGCTGGCGCTGCTGGATGAGAATCTTCAGCTCCAACGGGAAAAAGACGCAATAGAGGCCGTAGCGCTGGCACTGCGTGATGATATGCGGGATGCGCGCGAAAAGTTGGAAGCCGCAGAACACCGCATAGCAGAACACCGCAAGGTGCTAAATAGCATTGCAGCAGTAGCCCGTCGCTACCTGCCTGATTATGACGAACATCCTGAAATTCAGGCCGCTGACGAATTACTTGAGAGCGCTGCTGGCATCGGCGTGAAGGGGGAGTGAGAGATGAAAACTAAAAAATATGATGAGAGAAAGGACCTTGACCTTTGGTTTGGGTTGTCATATGCAGCGTTTCTCGTGATGCCACGTGTAGCAATGATGCAAATGCCGGAAGAGTGGCGGGAGAAAATGGCCGAACTTCTCAATCAGTACGATGAAACCATTGATACCGCGGCGTTTGGTGTAAAAGGTTGTCGGGTTAATGCGCTAACTGGTGACGGCAAGTTAATGAAAATGCCGGCAGAGTTATTGAATTACCGCCACCCACAGCCGGAAACGGTAGCGGCGCTTTTACTGTCAAAAGGTGAGGACTAACCCATGACCACTATTACCAGAGAACAGTTAATCGAAAAACTTCAGAACAGGATTGCGGTAACTGCCAATTATCCCGGCGTCGAAGAAGCGCAACTTGATGCAGCTATTTTCAAAATCGCGCTGGCATCACTGGAAGCAAAACCAATAGGTGCATTCCACATCGCAGATCAGCAGGTAGATGGGACAACGGATTATATCAAGGATGGGGAGTGGCCCATCGATAATGGTGTTATTGATGTCTACGCCGTCCCGCCAGCGTCGGTAGTGCCAGATGAACGAGCAGCTTTCAACGCATGGAATAACGAGGACAACTTACCAATCGCTGGGGTTGGTGCCAAAAATGCTGCCTGGTTGGCATGGCAGGCACGCGCCTCGTTGTGTGGAAATTCAGCGCTGAATGTTCCTCCTGAGCGCCCTGCGGACTCGTCGAACGGTGATGATATTGAGGCATGGTTTGATGAGGGCTGGAACGCTTGTCGCGCTGCCATGCTCAACGGAGGTAAATCGTGAAACACTATCAAATAACAGCATCGATGGCGAAAGATATTGCTTTTAAACTTGGCGCTGAACTGAACAACGAAGAAGCAGAAATTTTTGCCGATGGTTATAACGCTGCCATGCAGTCGTTCGGTAATTCCGAACAACTTAACTCTCCGGTAACTCCGGATGGCTGGATAAGCTGTAGTGAGCGGATGCCTGCTCAAGATGATTGGGTTTTAATTTATTCAAAGCACGGCGAGTATTTGGCAGGTCAGGTGCAAGGGGAATACGTGGAGTTGAACGACGGCACGCTATCGTGGCTAGGAAGTGCCTTGCATTGGATGCTGCTACCAGAACCGCCGCAGCAGGAGGTGAAGTAGTGAATACCTCAGTAATTCGAACATACACAGAGCAGCTTGAGTCCACCATCGAAAAAGGCGTTGAGTTACGAGACTCAATGCGTCAGGAGATATCCCGACTCGAACGACTTGTTAAAGCTCAGAAGTCTGAAATCACCAATGCGGTTAATGCCAAGGAGTTGTACCAGCGCAGGCTTGGTAATTACAAAAAGCGTCTGATAGTTGAGCGGGAGAAGCGGCAGAAACTTGAAGGTCAGATTATCAAGCTAAAGCGGAAGATGAGTAATGGCTAAATCCCCAGCAGAGCGCAACTAACAAACCTCGCACAGTCGAGGTTTTTTTTATCGGAGTAACTATGGAATCACACAGCCTCACACTCGATGAGGCCTGTGCATTTCTCAAAATATCCAGACCTACCGCCACCAACTGGATTCGCACAGGCCGACTACAGGCAACACGTAAAGACCCCACCAAACCGAAATCCCCTTACCTCACCACACGACAAGCCTGCATTGCGGCGCTTCAGTCTCCGCTGCATACTGTCCAGGTGAGCGCGGGTGATGACATAACAGAGGAACTGAAATGTCACTATTCCGCAGAGGTGAAACATGGTACGCCAGTTTCACATTGCCGAACGGCAAAAGATTTAAGCAATCTCTTGGGACAAAGGAAAAAAGGCAGGCCACAGAGCTTCATGACAAGATGAAGGCAGAAGCATGGAGGGTAAATAAATTAGGAGAGACGCCTGACATGACTTTTGAGGAGGCCTGTGTCAGGTGGTTAGAGGAGAAGGCGCATAAGAAGTCGCTGGATGATGACAAGAGTCGGATAGGATTCTGGCTCCAGCATTTTGCAGGGATGCAGTTGAAGGATATTACCGAGACGAAGATTTACTCCGCCATCCAGAAGATGACTAATCGGCGGCATGAGGAAAACTGGAAGTTAATGGATGAAGCTTGCAGGAAGAATGGGAAGCAGCCTCCGGTATTCAAGCCTAAGCCGGCAGCAGTAGCCACAAAAGCAACTCACCTTTCATTCATTAAGGCACTCCTCCGGGCTGCTGAACGCGAATGGAAGATGTTGGATAAGGCTCCGATCATCAAAGTTCCTCAGCCGAAAAATAAGCGTATCCGCTGGCTTGAGCCTCACGAGGCAAAAAGGTTGATTGATGAATGCCCGGAACCGCTAAAGTCAGTCGTAGAGTTTGCGCTTTCTACTGGCTTAAGGCGGTCTAACATTATCAATCTGGAGTGGCAGCAGATAGACATGCAACGAAAGGTGGCATGGATACACCCGGAACAAAGCAAGTCTAATCATGCCATTGGAGTGGCGCTGAATGATACCGCTTGCCGGGTGCTGAAAAAGCAAATCGGCAATCATCACAAATGGGTGTTCGTCTACAAGGAAAGCAGCACCAAACCAGACGGAACTAAATCACCTGTAGTGAGGAAGATGCGCTATGACGCTAATACTGCATGGAGGGCAGCATTAAAACGAGCGGGCATTGAAGACTTCCGTTTTCATGACCTGAGGCACACGTGGGCAAGTTGGTTAGTTCAGGCTGGCGTTCCGATTTCGGTATTGCAGGAAATGGGTGGCTGGGAGTCTATCGAAATGGTTCGCAGATATGCTCATCTGGCACCAAATCACCTGACTGAACATGCTCGACAAATTGACTCGATTTTTGGTACTTCTGTCCCAAATATGTCCCACAGTAAAAATAAGGAAGGTACGAATAATACGTAA